TTCTCATGTATAATAGTTTTTATTATATATGTATATATTTATATATGTTTTTAAAAATGAAATGGTTTTTAAAAAATTTAAAATTATTTCATACCATATATTTTTTAAAATAAAAACGGGAGAGTTTTAATTACTCTCCTTTTTTCATGACCAAATATCTTTTAATTTATCTTCTAAAGTATAACTTCCTTTATTTGCCTGAACTATAGGTGTAGTTAATCCTTTTAAATCTTTCATAGGATTTTCAGGAATTCCTCCTAATAAAGCAGATTGTAAATCTTCTAATCCTAATGAAACGCCATCTTCTCCCCATTCTACATCATTTACATCCGGCAAATCTCGTTTTGCAGATATGCTTCTAGAAGGTATTGTATTTAATCCTCCAGTACGAAGTTTTGCTAATTCTGTTTCTGCATCGGTTTGTTCAAATATATCATCTTCAGATTTAGTTATAGGTTTTGGAAAAGTTTTTGTTACTGGCTTTTTTCTAATCTGCCAATTCTTATCAGCAAAACTATGTTTTACTTTTTTCTCCTCACCACTAAAATCAGCTATAATATGATATCCTACACTTTTTACTATTCCATAAGATTCACCATCAAATACAGAGTCATTGACTTTAAAATCTTGTTTTGGATATAACATAGCATATCTGATTCTAGTCATAGGCTTTGTTTTTTTAGTGATTTTTAGGTTCATTCTTCTTCAGCTTCTTCCTTAGGTTCCTCGGTTTCTTCTTCAGATTCTTCTTCATTTTCTTCTGGTTCTTCAGATTCTTGTTCTTCTGGTTCCTCGGATTCTTCCTGTTCTTCGTTTTCTTTCTCAGGTTCCTCTTCAGTTATATTCATTTCTGAATCAGGTTTTCCGCCTTCATTTAATTGTACTTGATTTTCATTGTAAGAAGGAATCAAATCCATATTTTCCAAATTAAAACATATGCCATATAACATACTTTCAATCTGGTCTATCATACTACTATTTTGCATGATTTTTTTAGAAGAATCTGGATCATTGCCTAGAATACGAGCAGACTGCTCAATTTTAAACTTCATATTTTCTAACATCTGAAGAATTTTTCGTCCATCATTACTAATAGCTGTTAGGCTTTGGTCTACTGGTGAAGCTCTTTTGATTAGGCGCTTTTTTCTCATGAAATCACCTTATTGCAAATCTACTTTTGATGGATTTTTCATAGCGTCAATCATGGTTTTAGCGTCATTAAATTCTTTCCAGTAAGTTTTTCCATCGATTTCTGCGCCAGCTTCATAACTAGCGTTATTAACATCTTCATAATTAACACCGGCATAAAAACTTACATTCTGATATGTGTTTGTTTCACCATTAATAGTAACTTCAGTTTCATCAAACTTTTTATAATAAACGCATACTATGCCATCTTCTTCATAAGAATCCCAATTCAATGACTGCGCTAATTCTTTAAATTCTTTAATGCCTTTTTTAGCATTTTCATATACATCTTCTGCTTTCTTTATTAAACGTTTTTTAATTGTATTCATATTTTAATTACCTCACTTTTTAATTTTCTATAAATAAAATACTATTGTTTTATATGACAAATAACATTTTGATTAAAACTAGAAATAATATCATCTAAATTAAAATCTTTTAAATAACCAAGAAAATGTAACTGGATTTTTTCAGGATTTAAAAAATTCTTATAAACATATCCAAACATTGTTTTTTTACTATATGAAATATGAATGTCATCATGATATTGAAACCAAAAAAGTAATTTTTCTTGAGTTAAATACATATTGTAAATTTCTAATGCTCGTTCTAATGATTCATGTCCTAAATTAGCTTTAAATTTTCTAAACCAAGACATTTTAACGCGTCCAATGTTTTCAGTTTGAAGTTCATAACCTTGCCACATTAATTTAATAGCTTCTCTACAAGCTTCAATATTCATTTTTTCAAATTCACCGTAATTAATAGTTTTTGCAATTAATAGCGATTTATCACAAAATAAACAACTTTGAATAACATTTTGCAATCTATCTGCATTTACACTGATTTGTACTTGTTTTGTTTGTTCATTAATAAATACATGAATAAAGCGATATCTAGTATTGCCACAAATTTGTTTTGCATTTTGTTTTAATTGTTTATCACTTAAATCTTCTCGAATAAACGGTACAATTTCATTCACAGGTTTATCGCATAAATGTTTAATGATTTCTAAACGTAAAACATCAATATCATTTTTATTGTTTTCATGTAAAACACTATGAATAATCATTTTTGAATAATCATTAAGAGTTTGATTTTTATATATATCTAATTTTAAATTTTGCATTCCATTTAATTTGTATTCATTTATAAATTCTGGATAATGTGTAAATTCTTTTTCAATACTAGCAAATTTTTTATCATTTGTATAATGATAAATTACTTCATTCGTATTTGTATTTTCTAATCTAGATATGATATAAGTTTTTTGTTTTATCATTTTTCCGCCTTTGCGGATATTGTATAAATCATATTCATTTTTTATATATTGTTCCGTAATAAGTTCGGATTGTTTTATTGCATCCTTTCGGTCTTTACAAATACATAATTCTTTAATTTCAAATCCATTATAATGATATTTTTCTAAATCTTGCTTTACTGGATGAGTGGACCTCCATCTACCTAAAATATTGTTATATAATAAATCGGTAGTTGAACAAATATAGTATTTATCATTATTTGTATTATGTAATTCACAAATACGATATATTCCTTCTTTTGAAAATGATAATTCGCGTAAAATTCCTTCATAATCAAGATGAGGAGAATATTTATGAATGTTTTTAATAACATCTCCACGAGTTTTTCCAAAATAAATGTTGACAAGTTTTTCATTATTTAGATATGCTTTTACGCATAATGTAAAACATAATTCAAATGCTTCTTCATATGTACATTTTTTAATGATTTTAATTTCTACATTTTTATTCTTAAACAATTCTAATGTCTTTTTTATGTTAATTTTATCTTTTTTATTTTCTGCATTTTTTCCAAAATAAATTTCACCATCATCATTAAAAATTTTAAATACGTAATATGGCTGAGACATATCAATTGTTCTCATTTTTGGATGTTTTTCACATAATTTTTCATATAATTGTTCTGCATTTAAATCTGGATAACGTTGTAAGCATTTATTAATAGCTTTTGATGAATATGTTCCGTAACCAGAATTTAAGACTTTTTCTCCATTTAATCTACATTTTAATGTTTCAATGCACTCAACTTTATTAGCTTGTTCATCAGGAACTTCTTTTAAAATTTTTACGTCTAAAATTGTTCGTCCATATTTTGTTACATAATCACGAAAATTATCACTTGCATAATGTCCTCTCATACGATGTTCCATATTAATAGTTTGGCCAATATAAACCTCTTGTGTAAGCAAATTTGTTATCTTATAAATAAACAATTTATATCTCCTTTCTATAAAAACAAAGCAGCTAATTTAGCTGCTTATTATTTTAACTCCAAGGTAAATCTTTTAATTTATCTTCCATAGAAGCAATTCTTCCGGAAGCAAACCGTTGATTTTTCTCTTGTTTTATTATATTGGTTTTTTCTTTTAATGTAACTTCTTTGATTTCCGAAATAGAAGATTTTGAAGCGACTTTTTGCATGATTTTTGCACCAGAATCTGCTCCTTGTACGCAGCAGCTAGTTTCAAAAAATTGGGGGTGTACGTTATATTCCATAACTGGTAACATTTCACCATTTACTGGAATTGTCATTCCTTTGTAGTTAATCACATGCTCGCATAAGTCATCTTCTGTGACCGCATTATTTCCACAAATAGAACAAACACTTCCATCAACTCTACAACCCATTGAAACGTCTGTTATCATTCTATTTGTTAAAGCATTATTTAACTGAGGAAAAGCTTTTTTATCTATAGCAAATAATATTTCTACAAAATATCTGTCTGGATTATAAATAGCATCTAAAATAATTCCTCGAGCATCTTCTACATTTTCATTATTATGGTCAACAAATATACTTTTTCCAATAAAAGATTTGTAATTAGCCAATAGTTCTTCATGTGAAAAAAAGTCACCATTATCATTTGCATTTCTACATAATTTACTATATTTAGCTAGATTGTTTTTATAAGTTTCAAATGGTACTAATTCACATGTTCCGTCCTTATGTTCTATAACATTTCCTGCGGATACTGCTCTTGCTCGATAATACTGGAAATCACTTTCTGTCGGACAAATTTTAACAATTTTTTTCCCTGCTGTTTTGATTAAAGTCTTAGATTCTTCTAATAATTTTGCATTATATTTATGATATTGAGTTAGTAATTTTTGATATTGGTCATTAATTTCTCCAGGGACATAACGTATCATATTACTTCACCTCCAGGAGAATATTAATGCTTTTCAGATATTCTCTTACTCTGTCCAAGCATTCAGGCCAATGGTCATATACATCTTCCATTGTGCAAATATCATCAAATAATCCTAATTTTAATTGGTCAGTTAAATCATATAATCTCTCTGAAGTAGGGATTATAGGCATATCTGCAAGTAATTGTTTTGCTATTAAGAATTCTATATCTGATAAATTTTTATTTAAATTAGTATGGGTAGTGATTAAATCATTAACTACGTGATGAATATAAGGCGAGCCGATAGGGGCTGCTGTTTTTTTAAGTCTTTTCATATTCAACAGGCTAAAAAAGCCTACTATCCTCCTTATAAATAGGACTGCAATAGTTTTGAAATTGACTTATCTGACGTTTCAGTACGCACATTGGAAATATGATATTTTCTGGGAAGATGATAAGTTAATGCGTCAATGAACTGACTGTCTTTCGGTTCTGCTTGTTCTAATCTTACACCATTATCAAAACTGGTCATTAATCCGAAAACTGGCTCATCTACAATGTACTTTAAAATTGTAGCCATTTTTTCATCTTCTCTAGGTATAAATCCAAATCGATTATTTGCTTTGTCAACGCACCCATGTGCTACTACTCTGTCATTAATTGTAATATCGAATACTTGATAAGTCATATGAAATACACTCCTTATGTTTAGTTTAAAAACATATCTATAAAATTATATGTTTCAAGATTGACTTCTTTTAAAGTATCTGGCATTAAGTAATATGCTATGCAGCTTTCTTTTAAGAAGTCGAAAGAATTTTGTTTAGCTAAAAAATTAATAAATTCATCGCTGATATTGCTATTTTTCGAGCTTAGCAAATCATAAAATAATTTTCTGCTTTTCTCTGATTCTTTCACTGATAAAATGACTCTTAACAAATCAGCTTTAAAAGTTCTATGTCTAAATCTTAAATATATTTTATCAGATTCTTGCACATATATAATATCATCTTTCAGATTATATTCCTCAGGAGAAATAAAATAATAAATATTTTTCTTTTCTATAGGAATATGTTTGTATAATATATAGCTTAGGAATGATTCTAATTCCCTTCTATGTTTTACAGGTACTCGATATAAATTACTATTACAGTGTATAATATTTACAAAATTTGTTAAAACTGGTTTTAATCTTAAATATGATTCACAGCTATCTTCAGAAAATAGATAGCTGTAATCACGACAATTATTTAGAAATTTACAAGCATCACAACAATTTTTTCCAGCAATTAATTCTACATCTAAATTATAGCATTTAACGTAATCTAATTGCACATTTTTATATATATAATAAAGTTCATCGTGTAAGATATCATGTACATCTTGAAGTGATTTAGCATTAGTCAGGATAAATAATTTAAAATTTTCTAAATCATTTAAATAATTAGTAAGAAATTTATTTTTTATTGAATCAACATGAAAGTCTTTACAAATTTCTTCATTAATAAAAATGATATTTTCTTCTATAAAATTAATGCTAAAATTTGCTAAATCTTTGATTTTTATGATTTTATCTCGATGAACAGATATTAGAAAATCATTTAATAATGCAGGAATTAGCATTTTGATTCTCCTTTCGATACCATTGCAGTCTGATTTAAGCTATGCCCATGACGTTTCATTTTATTATTTGATATGCTTGCTCCAGGGAAACCAAAATCCTGAGGATTATTATGAGTGGTAATATTCCCTGGTGAAACAGGACGTTCCATAGGAATTTCTTCAATAAAATCACTTTCCGGTTTATTCTCAGTAATATTAACACCTGTTTCAAAGTCAAGATTTAATTTCTTTCCTTCATTTGGAAGCGGACCTTCCTTCGGAGCATTTTCATCAAATACCGTACCACGTTCTCTTTCAAGATTTTTCTTTTCCACTTCTGGGTCTAATCCTAACATTGGATAAATTGTACTCTTTGATACCATGCCTCTTTCAGTTAATTTTTCTAAAAATGACATAACACTTTGATTAGATGTTAAATCTTGTTGCTGCCAAGATATTTTTGGTACAATTAATTCTAATTCTTTGTTTGCTGCCATTTTTTTAAGTTGTTTTGGTGTGACATGAGCTGTACTTAATCCTCCGGTTAAAGGACGATAAAAACCCTGAACCTGAGCAATTGGCTTATAAACTTTATTATATATCCATGATTCTAATCTCATTCTATATGTCATATAGCGTTTTGCTAACATGTCAAAGCCTACTTGAGCATTTGCATAAGCTGTACCGTCACCATTTAACATAGCTTGAGTGATACACATTCCAGTCATTAATTCATCTTTAATAAAATCAAATTCCGTGTTTAATGGCAATATTCTTCCTGTAGAACCAATATATTCAAAATTTAATCCATAATGATATACAAGGAAAAAGTTAGGATCGTCTTCGCCAGCCATTAAAGCATTACGAAAATCATCAATTTCTTCCTGACTAGGATATGGTTCTCCAGGTGTACCAATCTTAGCTACACGAAGAGGCATAATATGACGATTTGCTATAGCGTCCTGAGCTTGACGTAATTTATCTTTATAAATTAAAGTCTTAAAACATCTCATCATTAAGGGAGTTCCCCACATTTCATAAGGAGAAGCCTTATGCGCTATATGACTAACTAATCTGGAGTCTAACATAATATTTTTGCCCATCTTAACTTGACGGATAATATCTTCAGGAAATTGCCGGTATAATTCTGCAAATTCTCCAGTTGGACCACCAGAAATAATATTCATAACCTGATCATCAGGAATCAATTCTATCATTTGTTCTTGTGCAAATATAGAAGAAGAAATATTGACGTAATCGGGATTCAATAATGTAAATTGTTCCCATATTCCTTCTGTTTCATTAAATTGTCCAAAAGGAAATACGTCTCCAATTTTCCAATATTCCAATCCAATATCTAACAATAAATTAATTAAATCTAATTTATCAAATGCTAAATAATCAAAAAACTTCTTTATATAAGGATCAGAACAAACATGCGAAAAATTTGAAATAGGGAACTCAGTGTGCATATCTAACGCTGTGGCTCATTTGATACTTATATTTTCATATAAGATTAGACTATATCTTATCCATGCATTTTATTAAAAATGTTTAGGCCTACCCACTTCCTATATTAAAAAATATAGTACTCTCATTACGAGATAGTCGTTGAACTTTTCTCTATTCGAGACTTAGCTGCATGATTGCCCATTTATTATGCATATATTTTATGCAATTAAATACTTAGGATTTAACCTTATATTTATATAATTGATTTTTTCTGCTTTCGCTACTTTCACGCTTAGGTTTATTTCATCCTTACGTTGTAGTTCAATTATCTTTAGGGGTTTTCAGCAATTCAAGTAGTTTTTCAATGCAAGTTTCCTTACAAGGTAACAAGTTTATTTAATTTTTTAAAATTTAATTAAATAAAATTATTATTGGTTCTGTGCGATAGAAATGGCGTGCTAATTAATATTAATTATAGTTCGCAACACTATAATAAACGATTTAACGTTTCTTATATTTTCATATAAGTATAGACTATATCTTCATCCTAATAAAATTAGGAGTGGTATTTTTCTTCTGCCATAAGCATTTTAATGCTAGCATTGCAGTTTTACTCTCCCTCAAGGAGATAGTCGTTGAAGGTTTTCCATATCTAAAAATAGACTTAGGACTTTCCCTGCTAAAGACCCATTACATATCATTTTATAAAATGATAAATAACACTTAGGATTTAACCGTATGTCATTCACACTATTTTTTCTGCTTTCGCACCTAGGATTAATCCTCAGCTTATTTTTTCAAATTACTGTTTCGGTCGTGTGACTTTAGGGATTCAAAGCATTTAATACCATAGCTTGTACTAATTACTTAATACAAGGGGCACGGTACCACCCATTCGTTTCGTTCTCTACGATCTCTCGGCAACAACATGTTGACGGACGAAAACAAGGGTTGGTACCATGAAGGGGTCCCTAATCTCAAATCAAATGTTGCTGTCTTCGTTCTCCTATTATTTTTTTGCATTTTTTGCTTCACAGTAGAATTTGGTTCCACTATAGTAGAATTTCTAAATAATTTAGAACCAGTTTTTGTACCATGATTTCGTTTCACAGTATCACCTCTAAATTATTGTATACAAATAAAGAGAAATATATTTTCTATAAATAAAATAAAAAAACAATAAGGAAATAACATAAAAAGGAGTGAAAACAATGATTTTAGAAGAAAATATGTGGGTTGATAAAAATAAATTACTCCCTAGTGTAATTGAAAAATTTAGAAAATTAAATAAACCAGAAACGGAAAATCAAATTTTTATAAATATTTTTGAATTAATGGAAATATCCCCTCATAATAAAAAAGTTGCTTGGCATTTTAAATGCGACAATGAAAAATGTCAAAAAGAATACTACAAAAGCGTAAATAACTTAAAATTTTTTGAGAATGGAAAAACATATTGTGCTCCTTGTTTAGGAAAACGAACAAATTTAGAAAGATATGGAGTGGAAAGTTCGTTTCAACGTCCAGAAATTGAACAAAAAAGAAGACAAACTTGTTTAGAAAGATATGGTTGCGAAGTAGCATCGCAAAGTGAACAAGTTAAAAAAAAATCAGAAGAAACATGTTTAAAAAAATATGGTTGCAACCATATTCTTTCAAATAAAGAATTTCGTAAAAAATTACAGAATGATTTATTTGAAAAACGTGGTGTAAGAATTAATTCTCAATTACCTGAAGCAAAAGAAAAAATGATTAAAACAAATAGAGAAAAATATGGTTATGATTACACATGTCAAGTTCCAGAAATTAGAAAAAAACAAGATAAAACCCGTATGAAAAATCGGAAAGAAAACAAAATGTCTTCAAAAACAGAACGAAGATTAAACGAATCCATTTTTCATGGTAAATTACAAAAACATATTTCTAAATATGTTTTGGATATTTATTTGGAAGTTGAAGGAATAGACGTTGAAATCGATGGTGCGGGACATTGGTTAAGCGTAGTTGCTTATAAAAAAATGTCAAGAGAACAATTTGATGAAAATGAACGTATTAGAGAAAAGTTTTTATTAGATAAAGGAATCAAAACAATTCGATTTATTGCACCCAATGATAATTTTCCTGACGATGAAACAATTTTAGAATTATTTAATCAAGCTAAAAATTTATTAAATACTTATAATGTTGTACGTATTTATTTAGAAGAAAATAATAGATTTAAGTGTTATAATTAAAAAAGAGGGGTTAAAATTAACTCCTCTTTATCAGTCTCTTTTTCTTTACTGAAGCTGTCTGTTGCTGATTTTCAGTTTCGTCAGTTTCTTCTGATTGATTCTCTTTTTTGTCTTTTTTAATCTGGTCTAATACTGTATTTGTGATATCTTCTTCACTAGTATCTGAGAATGGATGTGGTTTAGTGATTTTAGAGATATTACCTTCAGCATCATATACAATCTTTACCCAGTCATCATCTTCATAACTATGATTACCGCCAAACATAACACCATTACCAACGTCATTAGCAGTCGTAACATCTTTATTTAATGCAATTTTTGCAGCATTTAGAACATCTTCAGGAACAGAAGTTAGAATATTTGTTGTAGCCATTTTTTTGCCTCTCTTTGTTTTTATTTTTAAATTTATCTTCTATTTTAAAAATAGGTATTACGTCATAAAAAATTTTAGGAGGCATAATAAATGACTCAATATTGTATAAAAAAAAGATATTTAGCTAATTTAATTAAAAAAGCAAAATTATTTAAAGAAGCTTATTCGCAACAATTTGAATATTTGTATGAAAAATTAAACAAGTATATTATTGCAATGATGGAATGCAATAATGAAGAAGAAGTAATGTGGAAAATAGCTGAAGATTATTTTGAAGTTACTCCAGATTATAAAAATAAAAGCCGTGATGAAATCATTATGGACATCAAATTCAAAGCTTCAGCATTTTTTCAGAAATCTGATTTAATGACTATGTGCACTAGAAGCGATAAAAAAGTTCAGCAGTATTTTGACCAATTTGATCGCAAAAGTGATGTAGATGATATTAAAGAAAATGTTTTAGGTACTTTAATTATAGAGTATACTGAAAATCATATGTCATCTGCATTAGAATTGATTGATGAAAAACTGGAAGAAGCAAAAACAGCCAGTGTTAAATTCAAACGTTTAAGAAAATGGGGAAAGTAATTTAGCAGGAATATTTTTATAAATACACAACTGCCAACGATGATTAATTGGCTTATTAATTTCATTAAATGGCCATTTAGCATATTGCTCGTCAAAATTACTTAAATCCACTTGAAACGTAATAAAATCTTTATCTGACGTAAATGGATGCGTAGAGACATAGATTCTTGGTTCGGGTGATTCTTGAAAAGTAGGAATGGAATTAATTACCAATCCTTCTTTTAATATCTTAGAAGCTAATCCTCGAAGCGTAGAATGGTACCAAATAAAATTGTTATTTTCATGATTAAAAATTCCTTTCATAACTAAAATACTCCTTTCAAAGGAGACAAAAAAGAGAGAATAAATCTCTCTTTTACTTATCATTAATATAATTCTTAAATTGTGCACTTACTTTAAATGCAGGATGTTTTGCGGCGGCAATCTGAATGACTTCACCTGTCTTAGGATTGCGTCCTTCATGAGCTGCACGATCGCGAACTTCAAAAATTCCAAAACCCTTAAGATTAATTCGTTCGCCTTCTTTTAAAGCTTCTTTGATACAGTCGACAACTGAATTTAATACATCTTCTGCATCATTCTGAGTAATATTCATCTTCTCAGCAATACGTTTTACAAGTTCACGTTTTTTCATTGCTTCTGCCATATAATAATCTCTCCCTTATAAAAAAATATTCTTATTTATTTTATCTGTTTGCTGATTCATCATTTTTCTTCTTTCTTTTATTTCTTTATTTAATGCAATGTATTCTCTAATCATGAAAAAAATGCATATTCCCCAAATTAAAAAAGCGACTAATATAATAGAAAAAATAATGTAAATCCCATCTGTAAATAGTATCATAAAATCACTCATAAAAAATCCTCCTTTCTAATTTTTATTTTAGAAAGGAGGATTTAATTATTATTTTATTATTTCGTTTAATGTTCGTGGTGTAAATCCCTGAACATCTGCTCCAACATTGTAGGCATTAGGAATTTCATCCATAATATGTTTTGTTTCATTAACAGAATTATGAATGTGTCCATATAAATGGATTGAATTTCGGAAAAATCCATTCCATTCTGCTAGAGGATAATGGAATAAAATTAATCGATATGTTTGATCTTTTATCTGATCTGAAATTTCTAAATAATTATAAATTTCTATATTAGAATATTTTTCTGGATGCTTTCTCATATCTGTATCATGATTACCTAGAATTACGACTTTTTTTCCATTTAATCGATTCAAGTATTCTAATGGTGATTTGCTTTTAAAAGCAAAATCTCCTAATATATATACTGTATCTTTTTTTGTTACTTTACTATTCCAATTTTTAATTAGGACATCGTCCATTTCATCTACATTTTGAAAAGGACGATTGCATAGATGAATAATGTTTGCATGTCCAAAATGTGTATCAGCTATATAATAATTCATAAATTTTCCTCCATCAATAAATTATAAGAAGTTTGTTTTTCTTATTCTTCTAAATTTTTTAAACACCTTGGTGAAGAGCGGATTTTTTAAGAAGGTCTTCAATGGCTTGTTCGACTGCTGGAGCCATGTTTTTGGTTTCGCAACTGTCGTTGGTATAAGTAGCTGCTGTGTCAAGAGATTGTAATGCCCCAAATATAAGCGCTGAAGAATCTGGTTGTGCATAAGTCATACGGTAAAGCTGACCCTCAGTATATAGCCATATACCATAAAAATGATCAGAATTTTGAGCTAGATAATTAATTGCTAACAAATTGTAAGGTAAGCAGACTCCGCCCACAAAGTAAAGAATGCGTTCACCTAACGTAGTACTATACAATGTTTCAATCAAGGGTGTTTTATTTTCGAGTGTCTGGCTACTCCACGGGATAACAGTTGCTCCTATAGCATTATATTGAAAAGGCGAGGCAAATTTTTCATCACGGAATGCGTTTTTTAACTCTTCATCACTAGTGATATTTTCAACTGGAATTTTTTTCCAGTGAATATTTTTACGATTCGTATTGTTCATTAGTTCTGTAATGTATTCTAAAAGAAGTTGTTCCGTTTCGCTAATGGCATTGCTAAAATCCGCCTGTGCAAGAATTTCCAAGGGTACTTTCAGATTTGTTGCGACAGCTAAGGCAACATTCATTTTAGGAATTTTTTGTCCATCCTTACTACAAATTCGAGAAAAATAACCTGAACTTACTCCACACCGCTGTTCCAGTGTACCAATTTTTATATTATATTTTTTACAAAAATATTCGACATTATTAATAAAGATATCGACATTGAAGTCACGTTTTGTCATATTAATCACTCCTTTATTATAATGGTTTACAATAACTGTTGACTGAATAATATAATTTGTTTCATGAACATCATCCTTTCGTATAGTAGCCATATAAACAACGATTTCCACTATCCCAAATATCGTAGTACTTTCCATTTTCTGCTGTTACTATATGATTTGCTACATTCATGACTATTGGGGTCGTAGATTCTTTTGCTTTTTCAAAAACCCTAGGTCGCTTAGATCCCTTTTTATTTGATATTTTATTGTATATAAATCCATGTTCAAACAATATTTGTTCATATACCTCTTTTTCAGATATGATACGTTGTTGTTTTCTTGCTTCATTTACTAATAAATCAAATACTTCTAACCATGTTTTATTTAATGCTTTGCATAATGCTCTTATTACGCAATCTCCTGCATGCTTTTGTTTTTCATTTGGATTGTATTTGACATAATTATTCACGGTATTGTTCTCCTTTTTCTACTCCAAACAAAACTTTCAAACAATATTGTCGTAATGCTTGTTTGAATATGACTTGTTTTTGGTCTTTTGGTTTATGGAGATTACTTAATTTCAAAAGCCGCTCTGCTTGGTCAATTTCTTTGATTCTTTTTTGTACTCGATATTCTTCTGCTTCTTTTGCATATTGAACTAAGTCAACGATAACCATGACAAAAACCTCCTTTACCTTGATTCCATTATACCATAATGCAAAGAAAATGTAAATAGCTATTTACAAATTTGTATATCTATGGTATAATAAAATCATAAAGAAAGGAGAGATTAAGATGAAAACAATAGAACTTTTTATGGTAGGCATTTTTGAAAACAATTATGTTACAGATTTATTTGATGCAAAAATCATAGATGATGAAGGAGTTTTCTTTGAATTTTTAAGAAATATTTATGGAATGCATGGGATTTATCAATTTGGATTAAATGATTTACTTTACCATTACGATGATGATTTCTGTAATATGTTCGTATTTTGCAAAAATAATGAATATGATGTTATGCAGGCAAAATTAACAATTGCAAAAGCATTAGAAAATCAAATCAATAAGAAAAAAGAAGAAATAAACGATTTAGAAAAAGCTTTAAGTGAAGTAAAAAAATAAGGAGAGATTAGAATGGAATTTAAGATTTACAGTGCAAAGTACCGTTCCCAAGATTCTTTTGAAAGAAAATACGCTAAAACATTAAAACCATTCAAATTTAAAAATAGTGTGATTAAATTAAAAACATTAGAAGATTTAATTAAATTACAAGAAGCCACTGGACACGAATTAATTTTTGATGCAAGTGAAAAAAGTATTTATATTTATGATGATTGGATAGAGTGAAAAAGGAGTGATAAACATGAAATTTAGAAAATTTACAAAACAACAGTTTATCAATACGCTGTTTAAAATTTCAGAAACTTATGGTCTATCATTTCCTCAAGATGTCACCAATCAAATTCCAGATACAAACGAATATGTTTATCAAATTAATACTAAAAATTCAGCAGTAAAGATTTTAATTTATTCCAGTGTATCTATAAAAACTGGTGAAATGAGAAATAATGGAAATGACGCAGTGAGAATTGTTATGAAATGGCATACTAAAAATGGCGATTTACATAAACATTTAGCAAAACATTTAAGAATTGATACATTGTTTGTCAACATTAGAAAAACGTTAGTTGAAGCAAATAAAAATGTTTTCAATTTAAAAGGGTTTAAATAATAATAGTAAAAAAACGGTAATGAGAACACATAATTCTTGTTACCATTTTTTATTGAAGACTATGAAATATAAACATTTGTTTATTAGTGCATCTAACTCATCTATTAGTATAGTTTATAAAAAACTTTTAGTAACCAATTGCGATCCAATGAAACTCGCCATAAAATTGATTTGCACCATCTACTGAATATCTTCTAAAAACACAACTTGATAAAGGATTTTGTGCATTTTTAGAAGATATAAGTACATTCGTATTTGCATCCTCTGCGTCGTTATGACTTACCACCACTGTGCGTGAAGTAATAAAGCTAATGGGAAATGTTATTGTTATTATATTATTATTTGCATCCCAATTTTGTGCCATATCATTCGTTCCCCACTGCATAATCAACCCACTAGCATACTTGATATAGCCATTTGCACCACTGAGGGATTTTGTGACGATAGCCTCATTTTGCAACCAAGGATTCCATGTTCCATATGCACTATATCCTCTATAGTGCATACTATTATTACGGGATATTATGAATTGTGCTTTATCAAAAGAAACTCCATTTGACAAAACCTGCATTAAGCCATAATTCATTCCATCCGGAATATTCTGCTTACCTGTGTTTCTATTGATATTATAAACACCTGGCATATTGTAATCATTTAAGTCTAAGAAGCTTGGACTAAGAAGTAAACTAAATATTTTGCCTACTGTCCACGTTACTGTTCCGTCTGTCATCGTGCTTCCAATGCTTGGACTGCTAATCACCAAATCACCGCTACTTGTCGTACCTGCTGTAGTACACTCAAGATAACAACCAGTCGGCAAATCACTGTGATATGCTATATCTCCTATTGCATATGTTTTATTTTTTTGTCGATATCCCACTTTATTTTTAAAATTATCTATTGCATTAGTTATATCGTTAGTTGTAGCGTTTTTTACAACTTGAAATTTTGCAGAGCCATCCGTGACAACATCGTTAAGGTTTAAGCTCATTTTTTGTCCTCCTTCTGCTGAGTTATTATGTTTATTAAAAAAATAATCATGAAAAATATATATTTTTATTTTTATCCTTTTTTATTTTTCTTTTTTTATTAAAACGTGTTTTTCATATCATAAATATTATTACATAATCTAAATATTTATTGCATTTTGTTTTATAATAGGCAATTACACGGTAATAACTCAGCAGAAATTGGTGAAAAACGTGTTTAATTAAAAAATAGAGGAGGAAAAAGGTACGAATAATTTAATCAATTAAATAATAATACAAATTCTTATTACATTTTTCTTATTACAAAGCAAGATTGTCTTTCTTATATAAAGAAACTCGTTTTTCTTATTACAAAGAAACTTGCTTTTCTTATTACAGAAAAAAGGAGAGATAAACTCTCCTTTTTTTATTATCCATTATTAATTTCTTCACGAATAGCATTTAATGCATCTGCTACAGCATTGTCAATCAAAGCCTGAATTTCATCACGAGTATACGTTTCAGATTTCGTATAAACATCGTCACTGTTAGCTTTTGTTGCAACAGCTGCATCATTATCTGCTTTATAAGCTTCAAATATAGTGGTGTTTAACTTATTAGCAACAACTGCATCGTTATCAGTTTTATATGCATTAAGAGCAGACGTATCAGCTTTAGAAGCAATAAGTGCATCAACAGCAGTTTTATAATCTTCAAAATCAGAAGTTTCTACTTTCGCAGTTAAAACGTCATCATTATCAGATTTAAAATTATTAAAGTCAATAATATCTAATTTAGTATCGAATTTCTGTGACACTTCATTCTTATAAGAATTGAAATCAGCATTATTAACTTTAGTATCTAATGCAGTATTTACGTCAGTCGTATTAGCTTTCGTATTTAACGCATCGTCATTATCAGACTTAAAGTTATTGAAATCAATGATATCTAACTTTGTATCAAATTTCTGAGATACTTCATTCTTATAAGCGTTATAATCAGTCTGAGCAACTTTAGCATCAATTGCATCATCATTATCTTCTTTAAACTGATTAAAGTCAGTAATATCAAGTTTAGTATCGAACTTCTGAGATACTTCATTTTTATATGAATCAAAATCAGAATTTGCTACTTTAGTAGCTAATACATCATCATTAGCATCTTTAAATTGATTAAAATCAATATTATCTAATTTAGTATCAAATTTCTGAGATACTTCATTCTGATAAGAATTGAAATCGCTGATTGCTACTTTGCTTGCTACAGCTGCGTCATTCACCGCTTTATAAGCATTTACGTCTGTTTGATTTGCAGCTACTGTAGCATTAATAGCATTAATATTTGCAGCTACTTCATTATTTTTAGCTTGATATTCTGTTTGAGTAACAATAGTAGGTATTACATTAACAAGAACATCACGAACAGAATCACTTAATCCTTCAACCTTATCTTCAACTTGTTCATATTGCTCAACACTTGCTTTTCCATTTAATGCATTTTCTACATCTTCAGCCAAAGCATATTTTGCAGGTTCAGTGGTAGCATCAGCATCTTTGTCTAATCCAAGAATTTCATTAATTGCTTCTTTGTCATAAACTTTATCTGCATCAATTTTACTATTAACTGCGATATCATTAATTGCAATGTAATTAGTTAAATCAGTTGTTAATCCTGCAATTGAAGTATTGATTGCGTCAGTAGTAGAATCAATTTCTTCTTTTGTATAAACATTTTCCGCAGTAGCTTTTAATGCAATCTGTTCTGCGTTTACAGTGATTCTTTCATTTGCTTGAGCTAATTTTGCATCTACTTCATCTTTTGTATACGTATCATTTTTTACATATACATCACTTACATTTGCTTTTTCATCAAGTAATGCATTGGTTTCAGATTTTGTATAAGTATCTGTCTTATCAGCTTTTTCAATTAATTGATTATCACTTTCTGCTTTCAGATATGCATCTCCAACATTTAACTTTCCACGAAGCAGTGCATCAATCTGAGCATCCGTATAAGCATTACCTACATCTAATTTGCCATCTAACATATTATCAATTACTTCACGAGAATATGTATCAGCTTTTTCAATCTTAGTAGATAATTTATCATCAACTTCAGATTTTACATAAACATCAACTTTATCTGCTTTTTCCGCAATTCTTGCTAAACGTGGGTCATTATCACCAACTGCAATTGCTGGACCAACTGGGTCAACACTCAGTTGAACAACACCGTCATTAGTAGCAGAGGCAGGACGAAGAGAACCATCAATATCCACGAAGTTAGGAATAATATTCCAATCAATACCATTATTGGTAAATTCCCATTTTTCTTTACTTTCGTTAAACCGGATAACTGCATCTGGTTCAGTACCACGTTTTACTACAATAGCAGCATTAGCAGTAGGAGCACCAGATTGAATTTGATTTAACATAAATACTGGAGAATTCGTACCAGAAAGGTTATTTACTTTTTCATCATACTGCGTAAAAGCATCTAAAGTAACACGTTTATCTAAAGCGTCTTGAAGTCCAGTAATAGCAGCAATTGTATGTGCATCAGGAAGATTACGATTTTCAAGTAACGTATGATCGCCAGGGAACGCGCCCGACTTGAAGAGCGGTCTAATATCACAGATATCATTTTCATAAACGGCGGTCATATTTGCACCGACATAAATTGCAGCTAATGGAAGCTGATTCTTCTCAATCTTTGGCAATTCTGGAGCTTTATTTTTAATTTCACCAGAAGAAATTAAAATTGTACCCTGCAGTGATAAAGAAATTATTACCCATTTATATCCACTGGCAGGCGGTAAAATTGTGCTAGACGTTCCACCTTCGAATTCTATTAAATTTCCGGAATTATCATAGAATATACCAGGATTTACGCGCACAGTCATACTTGGAGTGGAAGTTGGTGTTACTTTTAATTCTTCACCAAGCAGACCATATTTTCTGAATTCAGCGCCGGCAACTGGTTTGTTCATTATTTTTCACATCCTTTCATTTAAAAATTTCTATTCATAATTATTAATAGGAATTTTATATCTTACTCATATATAAAATATCACAACAAATGTTTCTTTATTAAAAAAAGAGGAATCACTCCTCTATTGGTTTTAACCCATTATTTGTGGCTGCCATAACCTTGCCATCTTCAAACTGGATTTCATATAAAATTTTATAATTTCGTTCATAAGGTCCAAATACTATAGTAGCTTTTTTATTTCTAAATGTAACAGTTTCTCCTATCTTAAATTCATTTTGTTGTTTTTTCTTCTTTTTGGGTTTGAAAGTAGTTTTCCGTTTAGTAGAAATTTTAGCATCATCAAAATAACTTGTAAATGAACCATCATCTACTACGCTAGATAAGTCTTTTTCTTCTTCTTCATGTTCTTCGTCTAAATCTTTTAAGATTGATTCAAAATCTAAATCATCATTTGAGTATTTCATATTTATTCTCCTTTAAAATTTTACTTTTGATATTGTAATAGAATAAATTCATTTTATTTATAATAGATAAGAAAATTTTATTTTAATTTTATCATATAAAAAATTAAAAGGAGCGATTTTATGCCAATTTTATCAAAAATCATAAAAGTTCCATTAAAGAAAAAATCTGATAGAGAGTTATTTTCTAATACATATAAAGAAGGACGAGTAACATATGTAAATGTAAATCAATTAGAATTACTAGAAAAACTTCCTCATACTATGGTAAAAATTGAATGTATATGTGACGAATGTAATAAGCCATTTTCTCGAACTGGAAATGATTTAAAAGAATGTTTATGTAAAAAATGTTTATTTAAATCACATTACACTCCAGAATTTATACAAAAAATGATTGCAAAACAACAACAAACAAATTTAGAACGTTATGGTATGAAATATGCATCTCAATTAGAATCAACAAAACAAAAAATGATAGAAACAAATTTAGAACGTTATGGAACGGAGTGGCCAATGCAATGTGAAAAAATAAAAGAAAAAACCAAATTAACTTGTTTAGAAAGATATGATAATGAATACAGTATCGCGTCAGATTATGTAAAAAAATTAATTCAGCAAACATGTTTAGAACGTTATGGAGTAAATAACATTTTAAAAGTTGACTTTGTAAAAGAAAAAATTGCTAATATCATGATTTCTTTATACGGAAATGTAAATCCTTTACAATGTCAAGAAATAAAACGAAAACAATTACAAACATTATTAGCAAATCCCAATAATCATGTTTTTTCTTCTAAACAACAAAAAAAGATTCACTCCTTAATCGGAGGAATCTTTAATTATCCGTTATTAGATTTTGTTATTGATATTGCTTTTCCATTAGAAAAAGTAGCGGTTGAATACAATGGGAGTGGCCATGATTTATCTGTAAACGTTTTTCATACCATAACAAAATTAGAATTTCAACAAAAAGATGAAAATCGTTATAAGCAATTAAATCAATTAGGTTGGAAAGTAATTGTCTTTATTTCAAAAACAGATAAATTACATGATATACAAGATTATTTTCAGCAATGTCTTAAAACAAATTCTAATTTAATTAAAATTGATTTAGATACAAATGAAATCATATCCCTATAAAAAAATCATAAAACTTATTTTTTAAATATCTTTTTTGAAATAAATTAAATAAAGTGCCCGTTGGTTCTCCCGAAATGCATACTTCAAGATTATTTTCTCGATAAAGAATATGATAATCACTAGTATCTTGAATACATATTAATTCGTAATGACATTGTCCACAGTAGTTTTTATGATTTAATGAAGTTGAAAAATAAGCACCTTTTGAATAAAAACCACGAGAAAAAGAAATAACCTTATTACATTTACTACATCTTATTTTGTTTGATTCATTCAAAGTAAAATTAGCTAATGAATGTTCAAAAATTTTTCGTTCTCTATTAATTTTATCTATTAATCTCATTTTCTTGGTAAATCAAATACGTTATCATGATATGACTCATTAATTTGATGAACTTCGTCATCGTTTAAAATACGATTAATTTTAATATTCCCCGCTATAATCCAAGTTCCGAACATATTCGGATTTGTCTTATAGTAATAGAATCCATTCTCAGGAATGCATTTCAAACATTTATCTCTAGGAGATTTTCCTTGTTTATCAGCTAATTCCTGATAATTAATGGAATCATCAATTTCAACTTCACACCAGACTTGGTCATTAGGACGATAAGAAGATAATACATCGTCCTTATTTTTTTTCTCTCCAATATGAACAGCGACAGGTCGTTCTGAACAATGCCAACCAGGACGATATGCTAATTCACCTAATTTACTTTTTACTTTGCCGGTATTGGTAATTTCTCCATGATGTGCTTCAAGCCATGTATGCATAGGAACTTCATCATTAGCTAATACATACAACGGGTACAATTTATCGTTTTTAATTCTGAACAACTTATATGCGATCATATCACTCACCTCTTATTAATTTTAACAAAATTCCTATTACATGTAAATAGTTAAAAAGAAAAAGATGGATTTGATTTCCATCTTTGTTTCTTCTTATCGTAAATCTACTACTGGATTATCGCCAGTCATAATTCCTTCGCTTTTGAGGAATTCATAAAGGTCAGACATGGTAAAATTTGAGCCAAGTTGAGCAGCTGCAGCGCTTACACGTTCTGGTGTAGGCTGAACTCCCATATATGTTAACATAGTCGTAATAGATGTTTCATCATTCATCATTGCGAATACATTTTTCCCTTGAATATACATTAATCTATTCCTCCTTATTTCTTGTAAAAGACTTTCTTATCGCCAGTAACTGCAAACATTTTCTTACAAGAAGCGCACTTTACTTCCGTTACATTTTCTTTTGAACTACCAGCTTTTAAGTCATGTTCATGACAGAATGGGCAAGACTGGTCTTCAAATTCTTTTAACTGTTGTGGGTCATCTAATAAAACAATTTCAAATTCAGGATTTTCTTCAACGGGTTCTTCAGCCATAGGCTCTTCGACCATTACTTCTACTTCCTGAGGGACGTCCTGAACAACTTCGTCTGGTTGTTCAATATTATCATCAACCACGGTATCAATAGCTTGTTCTACGCCATCTGAAATATCATTAAGACTAACTTGAACCTCAGTTAAAATATCATTTAGAAAATCCGCATTTAATTTTCCTCTATCAGACATTTTAGATAAATCTAATTCATGTTCTTTATCAATAACCTTCTGAGTCAGTTCGGCATTTTCATTTACATGCTTCATTTCTTCTTCTTGGCTATTTAAATCATACATATTGTTATCAATAATTTGATATGCACGATAAAGTTCTGCATATTTTTTATTTAATCGATTATATCTATTTTTAGCAATTTTAGTATCTTTCTTTAAACTTGCAATTGTATCATTTAATTCATTAATTGTATTTTCTAATGTATCAATACGTTCAATTAAAGCTTCATGCATTTCTTCAAAATTCTTTTCTGGAACTGCATTATCTTCAGACTGAAGTTCTTCAGTGGCTGGAGCTTCGCCTGTAGAAAGAATATTATGTAATTCCTCTACTAATGTTTCTCCTTCTTCAGCAACTTCTTCTTTTACTTCTTCAGTATGCTCAATTATTTCATTAGTCTGAACTGGTTCTCCAGCACCCTCAAAAGTTTCTCCACCAATAGCAGTTGCGGGCATTTCTACTACTACTTCTTCATTTGTAGTAAGTTCTGGAGTAATAGTTTCTTCTACAGATTCTGTTGGAGGTTCATCATTTACAATTTCAGATAATTCTTCAGCGATATCTGCTGGAATTTCTTCAGAAGCTTCATCTGATTCTTCAGGAACTTCTTCTGGTTCTTCAGAAAGAATTTTCTCTGCTTCATCATCTGATACTTGTTCAAAATCTTCTTCACTTAATTCAAATGGCAAATCATCAGATTCTTCTTCAGAAGCTAACACTTCTTCACCGGTTTCGTCTTCACCAGTCACTACATCACCCACCTGTGGTTCACCTACTTGGGGTTCGGCTACTGGTGGCTGTTCAGTCTGTGTATCATCAGGAATTTCATCTTCAAATTTAGTACTTGCAGTAATTGCATTATCATTAAAATATTTACTAACATCTTCAACACTCTTTGCATCATCAATATGAAGTACTACAGTGGCAAATTTATTATAAAGGTCTGCACCATCATCATTTAATTGAACATAAAACGTTTCATCTTTCCAATTAAAAGTTGGCAAGTTTTGAACATTATTCTCCGCTACTTTCATTTTTTTGCTATTCATTAAAGAAGCAAAATTTTCTAACCAGCTTGGCAGTTTACTTGTAGAACTAATCAAAATTCATCACTCCTTAAATCATAGGCGAATCGAAGCTTTGTTGTAATCGCCATTCTAGATTATCGCAATCTTTTTCTATAAAGTATTTTAATGGTTCTTTGAATTGTGGTTCTATTTCACCATCATTCAGCATCATTTCCTCATAAGTCGGAAAATCTAATCCAACTTGAATGGGGACTTGACGATGTGTAATAGGTCTTGCTTTTTTTAATCTTTTCATGTGAATCACCTATACAGTCGGGAAATCACTGTCTCCTAAGAATAATGGTTTTACTTTTAGCATCATATTTTGCTGTTTATCATATAATTCATCAATATTATTTTGAATATCATTTTTTGTTTTGATAAATCGTTCAGCAAATGATAAGCCTCTTAAAATCATTGCTAATTCACTAAATATTTCAAAACTGTCTTCAAAATCTTCTCCATCATAAATAGAATATGATTCGTATCCATTTAAACATGTAATAGAATACATTAATCTTCTTCCTAATAATCTTACAGAATATTCATAATATGCTCCGTCTTTACTTAAAAAGCTATTTATGATTTTTACTGGTTTTGACCCTAAACGTTTCATTGGTATATCCACCTTTCACTTGCTTGCCAATAACCAGGAATTCCTGGTCTCATTTGAGTATCATATAGATTATCATCATATTCGACCAGTAAATTCCCCGGTTGGATAAAAAATGTTTTTTTATCATCATTGACAACATCTTCTAGCTGATATAATTCATCTTCAGGGTCTTCAGATTTTTGTAGACGTTGGTATTGTTGTTCTAATTCTTCTAAATCTATTTTCGACCATTTTTTTAATCGTTTCATGATTTATACCTTTCAATTTTCTTATAAGCAAGATTTAATTGTGAAACATCATTTGATTGTTCAATCATTAATTTTATCTGGTCAAAACGATTAGCTGTTAGAATTTTTTCATCTACATATTGTTTTGCTAAAGCTATAGTTTTTTCTTTTAAAGCATTTAATTCATCTAACGTTTTTCCATCTTTTACACTAGAAAGCATTTTTGCTTCAAAATTATTAGTGTGATAAGATTTAGGAATCATTACATTAGATTTATTTGCATGCTTATAATTATCAGAAATTTTTTCATCACTATAAGCTTTTAAATTAGAAGAAGAAATTAATTCTGTAATAGTATGTGTACTTGCATATTTATTATTTCCTAAATCAGAAATCAAATTAGATTGTTCCCAATTTTGAATAACTGTATTAATTTGATTAATATCAGTTAAAAATGCAAGTTTGTTTTGAAGGTCATGTTTTGAAAAAATAATGGCATTATCAGAAGAGGTTTGAAATTCTGATGCTTTTTTAGCTAACCTATTTATTATAAAAGTATCTTGTGGCAATACTTCTTTACCATTTACAAAATACTTTATATCTGAAAATTTATCGTTGTCAATCTTAGATTTAGCAGTGATGATACTATGTATTCCTAAATCATTATTAAACAACTTTAATTCTGCGTCTGCTTCATTTTTAGAAATAGAAGCATTTAAAATTTCTGCAACAATAATATGATCTGAAATTGGTTTTGAAATTAAATTTTTCCAATCACTTAATGTTAAAATTTTATTGACTTTTCGATTATCCGAATCCTGAACTGTAATCTTTTGAGATTGATATTGTTCTAATCGATTAGCTAATTTTAAATGTTCTGATTTTAAATCAGGATTAATCTTATCAATATCTCGAATCAAATCATCAAATGAATTGTTAGAAGCATATTTATCTGTTCCAATTTCTATTAACATGTGTTTTTTAACCAATTCTTGGATTAATTCATTAATATCACATTCATCTAAATAATCATGTAATTTTTCGTGGATTGATTTAGCAGTAATGATTATAGAATAATCATTTTCTTTGTGGTCTGCAGAATAATTATCTGCAAGATATTGGCGTAACAATGCATTCTGCTTAAATGCGTTATGAACATGAGTAATTGGAATCATTCTGTTTTTAATTTTACAAGAAGCAGAAACAATTTTATCATCTTTGTATTCCAATTTAGTATAGAAGGATTTTTTGTTAAACTTAACATTAATAGTATCGTCAGTTAGATACTGAATTTTATAATTATCGAAATACTGATTCAGATAACGATTAATACTAGCAAGAACTTCATGACGGTTATCTAATAACTCTATATTTCTAGTATCATTATCTTCTAAATGATAAAATTCAAAAGCTTCATGCAAACGATTAGCTTTCTTTAATCGTTCTGCTTTTAAAAATTTGTCTGGAATAATATCCACTTTATTCAATAATTCGTCAAACGTAAATTGCGATGCATATTTATCTACTCCAATTTCCACTAAATAATTTTGTTTGATTAAATTAGAAATTGTTTGATTAATATTATCTTCAGATAGATAATCACCTAATTGATTATGAATGGATTTTGCAGTGATGATTATATTATAACAATCATTTGCTTTATGATCTGACAGATATTGTTTTAATAATTCGTTTTGTTTGAATGCTTCATGAACTTGAGAAATGGGAATAAGATGTTTTCCGATTTTACAAGAAGCGGAAACAATTTTTCCATCTTGATAATCTAAAGATGTATAGAAGGATTTTTGATTAAATTTGATATTAATATCTTTACTAGTAAGATATTGAATCTTATAATTATCAAAATATTGTCCCAAATAATGATTAATGCTAGCAAGAACTTCACTGTGTTTATCTAATAGTTCTATATTTCTAGTATCATTATCTTCTAAATGATAAAGTTCAAAAGCTTTTCTTAAACGATTTGCTTTTTCCAAATTAGCTTGTTTGATAGATTCATCAGGAGAAATATTTATGTCTTTAATTAATTCATCAAAATCATTTTCAGACACATAAGTATGTTCATCAATTTTTTGAAGTTTATTCTTATCTTCTAAATAAGCTATGACAGTATTTATCTCTTGTTCTTTAATATAATCTTTTAATTTATTATGAAACATTGCGGTCGTAATAATAATTTTTCTGCCTTGAGATTCTTTATTGTCATTTAAAAATGCTTGAAGAAGTTTAGAATCTGACTTTAAATCTTTTAATGGTATTTGTTTGTTTTTAATCAAACAAATAATATCATTGTCCTGATATTTGCCAATAACTTGTTTTCCATTATAATTAAATGTTACATAATTATCAGTAATAACGGGATGTTTATCATATTGACTTACTAGTTTTTTTATTGATTCATTTTTACTTGCAAGTCTATCAGCTAATAAATTTGTACGTGTATCGTTGTCTTTTATTAGCATTTGATAAAATTTCATATTAGACCCAAATTTTGATTTAGACCTAATTAATTCAGACACTTCACTATCAGTTAAATAAGAAACATCTTCAGTTTTATCTAATAGATCATTTAATGACATATTGGAAGCGTATTTTTCACTATCATGAGACTGAATCATATTTTGGTCTAACCAATAATTGACTAATTTTTTAGCAACCGATTTAGATACAATATTTTCAAGTTTAGCATATAAATTACGATATGTTCCAATATAAGAATGATTTTGATTAGATGTTTCAGAAGTCTTTTCACTGATATGCCGGCTTGCCTGTTTAATCTGTTTAATAAAATCATTATATTTATAGATTTTATTATTTAGTTTTACAGCATAAGGGATTGGTTTTTCATTTTCAATTTTATAATTGAATGTAGGAGTATGAGTAATCCCATTGTTGGAGATTTTAGCAGTTACTACTAAATGCGTATCGTTTCTTTTTGACTTAATGATTTTTTCTACAGTAAAATCGCGATTATTAATTGAAGCCTCTAGACTTAGTCTTTGGGCAGTTTTTTTCTCATTAATATCAGTAGAAACAGTATTTTCTACAAAATCAGTAGTATGTGCCTGTTCTCCTTCAAATGGTTTCCTCAAATCAGGAAATAACAAATCTAAATTATAAATAGAAGCATATTCATTACTTCCAACTCCTACAATATTCCCTTCTTTAAGATTCTGATTTATAGCTTCAGAAGCTTTTTGTATACTATTATTAAAACGCTTGACTATTTCATATCTTGACATGACAGTATAGCCATTCGGTTCTAATACGAGATTAGATTGTTTTGAAAATCCATTTTGAACGTCTTCAAATGAATCTTCCAATCCAGCTGTAGAAAATGGATATTCATTTACAACATTATTGCAACTAGCTGTAAACGTTTTTTCTGGTTGGATTTTTCCATTTTCATCATGATAATGAAAAGTATATTTTGCTGGATTTTTTTCAAATACTATGTCTAACTCAACATTTTTATTATTAACACGTTGAGCTTCAATAATGAATTTTTTATTTTTTAACATTAATGACAGTTTTGCTTTTGCATAAGTACAAAGCATTTCGTCATTAAATGATAATTTCATTTCTCTGGTATAAGCTGTATTATCACTGCGATTTGCAATAACATGACGTTGGTTGATAATACTATAATCTGGAGAAATACTTAACTGTGATTCTACTGGCTTTTTAAAATTAATATCATTTATCCAATCAGGAATTTTTACTTCAGGTGTATTCGTTAATACACTATTATCAATCTGAGTAAATTTATACATGTTTTTTTATCACCTCGCACATTACGCAAGTCGCGAGAAAATTTCATTTTTAGCTTCGTCAACAGAAGAATAAAATCCTCTATATTTTACTTGACTCCATTTTGATTTTCTAAATCCAAATAAATTACATTTAGCAGATATTACCATAAACATTTCAGATAAATCATCATTATTTAATGTAACTTTCCAAATTTCAAATACATCTACAATATCATTTGGTTGTATGGTTGTATAAAAATTAGGAATATTAGATTTAGTTTTATTATTTTGTTTTCGATAAGAACGAACTGGAGTTGGAGGAACCGCCAATGTTTGATTTAATAATCCACAAATATTTTTAGCTCCTGAGGAAATTGCATCTAATACTAAATTTAGAGGAATATTCCCAATTGAATCAGCTAGTCTTTTTTTTTAGAAGCTATATTATATAAATGAGCTCCGGTATTGTTTGTATTTTGAACCATTTCAAACTGTTCAGGACGCACTCCATCGAATCCTCTCATATCAGAAATATAATCCCAGCCATAGGGAACGCCATTATGAATATCATAATAACTGTCTTCATTTTCAGAAAGAATTTTTTCAGCTTGTTCTAATGATTCATTGGTCATGCCAAAATCTTTGTAATAATCAAAACCAACATCTTTTAACCCTTTATCTACTACAAGATTTTTTGTTAATTGCACAGCATAATCATCAGGGAAAATATTAGAATAATAATCTAATAAATCCACTACTTTTCCTGCTGTTACTGGATGTCCCATTTCTTTTATATCATCTAATTCACCAAGAAATAATCTTAATGCTTCGGAATCTTTAAATGTTTTCTTAACATATAACAATTTTGTATCTAAATCAGCCATAGCCACTCTAAGAAACTGATCTTTTACTTTTTTAGCAAAAAAAGCTCTATCATCAGTTAAAACTGGATATACTTCAAATCCCATTTCATTAATATGTTTTGCTATAGCTTGTTTTAATTTGTTATTATATCTTAAAGTAAAACCATTAAAAAAGTCTTGAAGGGTTCCATCAGCACCATTCCACAAAGTTAAAATATAATCAGCTAAATACTGTGGATAAAAATGCATCGGTACTACTTCGGTAGCAGCTTTTTTAACTATTTTATTATGAGTTTTTGCCCATTGTACAAAATCATAAGGTCTCATTTTATACCCCTTTAAAAAGTCATTCATTGACGGGTCACTTAATTCGTCACCATCATCGCGTAAATTTAAGTTATATACATAATCGTATACATCTTCCTCAATTATCGGCTGTTTATCCATTGTGCATTTTTACACCACCTTAGAACAGTACTTTTTGATTTCTTCTTCTAAATCTTTTTCATCAGTAATATTCTTTGAAGCTACAACTTGCTTAATTTCATTTAACAATGGTTCACTTACAATAAAATTATTCTTTTTTAAAATAGAAACAATATTAGCAGTTTTTATTCTAATAACATCATTTTCATCATCTGACTGAATAGTTTTTACTAAGTAATCACCATCATCAAAATGTTTTACTTCCCATATTGCTCCATCATCAAAATCATAATCATATACTCCTGCAATTTTTTCATTTGGTTTATATGAATTATTTCCAATAAAAGTAAAATAATTAGAATTTGAAGCAAATTTTAATTTAGAATCTGAATAATATACTTTATATAAATTATTACATTCTTCAATCTTAGAAATTAATCCATTACTTTTTAATTCCGAACATATTTGTTTTGCTTCTTCTTTCAAAGCAGTAACGGAATGAAATTTCATGCCATTATCTCTTGAAAGCTTTTTAGCAAGTAGTTCGAAAGCTTCATCAGGAAGAGAAATACCATCGCTTATTCTATTAATCAATTATATGTCACCTCGTTTTTGAAACATTTCAGCAGCTTTCAAGAAATAATGCTGTGTCAATGTTTTTATATCTATTTATAAAATAATTCTATTATAAAAAAGTATTCAACAAATAGGAAAATAATTAATTTTAAAAAGCATTATTATGAAATGTAAAAAGGCTGAAAATAAAACAAACATTTAAAAATGTAGAGGGAGGAACGCATATGAAAAAACGTTTAATTACAGCTGACAGCAAATCTCCAAAATATATGGATGCAGCAAAAAGTGATTACTTAAAATTAACAAAAGATTTAGTTTCTTTTATGGATATTCATGAAGATAAATATGTAGATCTTTATGAAAAAACTCATGACTCGTCTGTATTAGAAGAAGAATTATCTTCTGAGGTTAATGAAGAAATTCAGCTTGGACTTCAGTCTGTATTTTCTGATTATATTTTTGGCGGAAAATTATCAGATGTTTTAATGGCAGAAATGGAAGAAAAAGGTATGGATCCTGATGATGATAATGAATTCTTTAAATATTCTGAAGAAGTATTATCTCCATGGGATGGCGTCCATGATTATATTGCTGAAAATGGTGCAACAAAAGAATCTAACCATAATATTCATGAAGCAGTAGAAGAATTTATTGAAGAACATTTTTAATTAGAAAAAAAGCCTATGATAGGCTTTTTTCATTTATAGAAAAGTTTCTTTAAATCATTTAACATCATTTCGCGACGTTCTTCGTCTGTTTGGGAAGTATCTAATATATTAGCTAAATTTTTAATTGCTTTTTTCTTTATAACTGACACTCTTGATTGAGATATATTTAATTTTCTTCCTATTTCTTGTTGTTTATATCCTTTAATTGTAAGACGAATAATTTCCGCTTCTCGCGGGTCAATTAAAGAAAATATTTCTTCTGTATATAATTCATCATCGATTTCGCTCATATCACATATCGCCTTATCTTGTAATAAAAATTCACAATATTCACTAGGTTTTTCTCGTTTCCCTTTAAAGTAATAACGTTGAATATAAGCTCTTAATTTAATAATCAAATTCTTATATAGATACCGGTCGAACTTGAAAAACTTTCCTTCATAATAAGGGTCATACTGATCACATAATTGAATAAAATATAAATAGCTTTGTTGAAACAATTCATCTCTATCGAAATTTTTCCACCATGCAAGCCATTTGATTAATTTTTCAGTTCGTTCTTGAAATTCGTCCCATAATTCATTTTGATTCCTTTTTATTTTTTCATATAATGGTTCAAAAGGAGTTTGTAAACTAAAATCTTCTAATTCATTAGACATATCATTGCACACCCTTTAATCTTTCGTTTGGTTTAGGGTGATGAATCCAACGTTTTCGATATTTAATGTATGATAATAATTTTCAATATCTCGAATTGTAATTGTATATACTTCATCAATTAATTTTTGAATATCCCAATCAAAATCCAATTGTTCATTTAAGAAATTGATTCTCATATCATTCATTGCAGATGTAGAAATTTTATTTGATTTAATTGTAGTTAATAATCCATTTTTTGCAGTAAAGAATTCTTTTTCAGTAATTGAACCATTTGCAATTTCATTTAATTTACTAATCATTAATTTTTGAGTATTAGCAATATTTTCTTTATTTAGTCCAATATAAACATATAGTAATGATTTTGGTTGGGCAAAAATATGGTCACAATAAATAGTATATGCATATCCATATTTTTCTCTGATTTCCATTAATCGAGAACCAAATCCATTTCCAAATATGTCTTTAGCCATTTCTTGAATAAAATATTCTTTTGTTGTTTTTGCATTATCAATTGCTAAGTACATAACCATATGACTTTGAGTAGAATCTATTTCTTCCGCTAAGGATTTTACTTGTGGTTCAATTGTATCATTTCTAAAATTATCATGATTAGAATTTATTTCTATATCTTTGAAATACCATTTTATTCTCTCTTTTATTTTTTGTTCATCTATTCCACCTGTAACAAAGATTTGCATATTTTCAGGTACATAAAAATTATCAATAAAATATTCTACTTGGTCTCTATTAATAGCAGTTACAGTTTCAGGAGTTCCACCATTATTCCATTTGTTTATTACATCATAATAAGCTGTTTTTGTTAATAAATCAAATATTCGACGTTTTCCATCATCATGATACATTTTTAATTCTTCAATAACTACACTTTTTTCTCTTTCAAATTCTTCTTCAGGAATAGTATTATTCCATACAATATCAAATAAAATATCTAATGCATTTTCCCAATATTCTTTTAAAATTGTAACATAAAAGCAAATATTGGTTTCTGTAGTATATGCATTTATTTCTCCACCTAATATTTCAATATCTGAAAAAATTTCATCAGCAGTTCGATGTAAAGTTCCTTTAAATACTAAATGTTCTGATAAATGTGCTACACCAAGCATATCTTCCGGTTCATCAAAAGAACCGGCATTAATATTATATGAAATTGTAACAAAATCGCTGTCGGTTTTATCTAAACATAATAGTAAACCGTTTGACATTTTGACTTTTTCCAACGTTGTATTCACCCACTTTTTTATATTTTAGTTATACACAATAAATTATTTTTTCTTAAAATTCAAAATCTATATATATTCCCAAATCTTGCTTTTGGAGCCCTATGTCTAAGTCCTTCTAATGCAGCAAAATTAGCTAAAACATCTGCATCACAACAATCATCATGATATCCCAATGGAGCTTCAATTTTTTTATTTACTGAAGTAGTCATAATATATTCTAAATCAGACCATTCTCCAATCATTTTATGATAAAATCCAACATTATTTGTACCCGCACTAGGATATTTTGAAGCCAAAAACCGTTCCTTAGTTGGATATAAAATCCTTCCTGAATCTAATTCTACTTTAAAACGATTATACATAGTATTTTTTAGATTTGTTCCTGAATGAGTAAATCTATCACCAGAATTAAAAATAATTCCTTCTAAATTTTTCATTCCAAATTCTTGTTGTAATGTCTGAATCACCGCAGCTCCACAACCTGTATAATCTGCAAATATTTTTTTAACTTGAAATTTAGGATTAAACCCTCCAAACATATTAGCTATTTCATACATTTGTTGTGGATAGGGTGTTTCAGAAAATTCTTTTGCAAATACTTTATGTTTTGTTCCATCAGGATTTATTCTTAATACAGTAATATGAGTATTATCTCCATCAGGATTTGAACCAGCAAAGTCAATTCCTGCTACATATAATTCTCCCAGTTGTCCACGTTCTAACCAATCAAATTCCCCACTAGCTAATCGTTCTACTTGAGGAGTATCTAAAAATCTTCCTGCACCATCTACAAATTCTAACATATACTGCGTTTTAAAGTCTTCGATAGACATACCACCTTCAGTCCAAACTTCAGGATTATTTGGGAAATATTCTTGTTTTAATGCTTTTGGCATAAGCTGAGTCAATACATATTTTGAATAAGGTCTAATTTCTCCAGTTTCTTTATCAGGAAGATAAACCGCACCTAATGCCCATAACTGAGCACATTCTGTCCAATCTCTTCTAACAACACACCATTTATCAGAACCTTTTCCTTCTACTGAATCATAAAAATGATTTTTAGTTTTAGGAGTACCTATTTTAATAATTTTAGCATTGGTCGCACCCTGTGATATTAAACTTAACGTTTAATTAACTTTCTTATATATGTATATTTTATTGTCTGCTTATAACAAATTCGATATACATACAAGAGAAGTCTTTTTTCTTTCACCAAGAATAATTAATTAGCAGCATTAATAGTGCTCAATATTTATTGCAGCATTTAAATCTCTATCAATTTCCAATCCACAATTTTCGCATTTATAAGTACGTTCAGATAATGCTAATTTTTGTTTTTTACATCCACAATTACTACATATTTTACTACTGGCAAATTTTCTATCATCAACTAAAATGAGATTATTATTATATATTTCTGATTTTGACTTTAACATATTTTTGAATATTCCAAATCCTCCTCTATAAATAGCTTTTGCTAGCTTATGATTTTTTGCCATTTTTAAGATATCTAAATCTTCAATTTTTATAGTTTTATATGTTTTACATAACCATGTTGTATACTTATCTATGAAATCTCTTCGTATATGAGTTATACGTTTAAAACATTTATTTAGCTTTCTTTTTATCTTTTGATAATTTTTACTATTTTTTTCTTTTTTATCTAAAACTGATTTTAAATATGAACACTTATGTTCCAATTTTATCATTTCGTCTTTTTTAAAGTGAAATGATTTTCCATCTGATTGAGTGGCAAAAGTTTTCAATCCCCAATCAATGCCTACAATATCATATTTATGTTTATCATAATTTGTTGGATGACATTTATAATCAAAAGATGCATAATAGTTTAAATTATCAAATGTAATAGTTACTTTTACAATATCTTCATTTTTTAAGAATGAAATATCTTCTGATGTTTTTATATGAAATCCATGCCGTTCTTTTTTCTTTGGCTCATTTCCTCCAGCTATATAAAATGTTTTATTATCTATAATAAGACATCTATCTAAACTAAAGTGTTTTTTATCAAAAGATTGAATTTTAGGTTTTTCCGTTAATTGTTTAAAATAAGATTTATATGCATATGAACAATCATTTTCAGCAAATCTATATATTCTAGAATTAACTTCATAAATCCAGGGAATATCATTTCTATATTTCATAAATTCTTTATGTAAAAATGAAAATCCAATTGTTTTTTTATTTTCCCTAAAATAATCTTCTTTTTTTTCGACAAACCAATTATAAACGTATGTTCTTGTATAAAAACATAATTTTAAATATTGTTCTTGAAAATGTGTTGGATAAATTTTTACTTTAAATGCTCTATATAACATAAAACCCTCCATTTTATAGTTTTATATTATATATAATATAATTTGGTGAAATATTTATTTATATGTTTCCATATATTGTAGACTATATCTTCATCCTTTTTAGAAGGAGCCTTCCATTTCGGTTTCCCTACGTCATAAAAGACTAGTCGTTGAACTTTCCTTATAAATAAGGCTTAGCTGCTGATTGTCGATTGCAGCAATTTTTATAAAAAATTGCTATGATACTTAGGATTTAACCATATATCATCCATTTATTTGTTTCTACTTTCGTAACCTAATAAGGTATAAATGGCTTTACGAGTTTCCAGCAATTAGAAAGGTTATTCAATGCCAATTACTTGACAAGGGGGCAGTGCAATACAAATGCGTTTACCCATTGGTGCAATTCTTTCTGACCAAGTGTAATTCGATATTTTTTGTGCTTCATCAAGTATCATAATATCAAAAGTTAAACCTTCGATGTTTGACTGGTCAGATGCAGAAACAGCTGTTACATAAGAATTATTGTCTAATTCTATTCTATCTTTTGTGATTTTTGTAATTTTATGATTTAATCGTTCTTCATTCATTTGAAAGAATGTACTTAATCTTCCAATAGATACTTCAGCCTGTTGTAAACGAGGAGTAAAAATTCCTACTTTCATTTGAGGATAATTATCAATAAAATATCCTGACATTGATGCAATAGATTCTGTTTTTCCAGTCTGACGTGCCATTAATCCTGCAACTTGTTTTATTTTTGGATTACAAGCTGCTCTAATTAAATCTACTTGATTCTGATGAAGATATCGTTTTGATTCGGGATAATGCCCTCTTAAAATATCTTCGCAATATTCAATTGGATCAATCCTGTCTAAAAATGTTCTAAAAATAAATTGTGGCAAATATAATCCATTAATGAAATTTGTTTGTTGTGCCATGCAAATTTCTTTATTGATTTCTTTTAAATTATTCTTAACATCTTTTACTAATTCTTTTGTTGCTTCTGATGATTGTTTCTTTTTCTTTTTAGACGGCTTTTTTTCTACTTCATCAATTTCATCAGGTAAAGTATTTAAAGGCAATTGTTTTGGTTTTCGTCCCATAAAATATCCCTACTTTCTTATTCCAATTTTCTTAATAGTAATGAATTATTTGCAAACGTTACATCATATTCAATTTCTCCAGAATCAAGTAATGTATTTGTTTCATTATCAATTAATACGAATGATAAGTAATGAACTCCAGAACTATGGAAATTCAATTCAAATACTTCTCTAAATCCTTGTGGCGTAATTTTAATACTTGGAATTCTAAATTCATTCTCTCGATATTGTGGACGATAATTTTCGCTGTAAATTGTGGTATGAGTACAACGTAATACTAATGCACAATCAATATTTTCTGTATTATGATTTTGTGGTTTAACATTAATTTGTAATTGGCAGAATTGTGTATCATTTTGATTAACAATATTAATTTTATTATGATCGTATTCAAAACGATAATTTTTCTTTTCATCGTCTGTTGGGTCTACAGGAATATCTGGGTCATCAGGATATCCAACACGAGTAAAGTATGGAGTTCCATCATCTTTAAATCTTATATCATATAATAATCCACTATCTGTTTTTACTCGATAAACCTTTTGTGGGTCATGTAATCCTCTTAGTTCATCAATTTGAGTCTGTAGGAAAATAATCTTATCTTCTAAATTAGTAATTAATTGTTCTTGTTCTGGTGTTAAAACGGTTTCTGCAGTACATTTGCATCTACAAGCAGTTTCACTTAATGGAGAAAATCCCATAAATTGTCTTAAATCATAAATCTTATCATTAGTGATTCCAGTATCACCACGAGAAATTTCAATTAAAGCCAGATGAAAACATTCTTCTGGTAAAGTGGGAAATTTCTTTTGTTCTGTAGATTGTGGCCCATAAGTATAAACAATATCAAAATTTTCATCTAATGATATAGCTACAAGCCATGTCCCGACTGTAGGAACTGCGATAATATCTGAATTTGTTTCTTCAAAATTATAGATTTTACTATTTCTAATTACTGTACCTGAATTAATGTGAATGGTCATGTTTGGCACAGATAATTGTGAGACCTTGAACATGTCAATTATTTTATCACCTTTATAGTATTTATCACTATTTAAAATAGCCATCTTCTCGCCTCCCTTATGATTTCTCTCCAGCATATTCAAAATGAATTCCATTTATATCAGGTGTAATATAATCTTTATCTAATTTATTTCCATCATAATCAACGTAAGTATATTTCCAGCCAGTTATCTGAGGTTTAAAAAAGATTTTTCCAGGAATAGATTCATAATTATCGTCTTTATAATTTTGAGAATACTCACAGTTATATAAATTATCTGTATATAACGTAATGATATCATCATTTAATTCTATATCGCTCTTATTAACGTTAAAGGTTTCAATAAATCTATTAACAATAACATTATCCCATAATAAACACCATTTTTTCATATCTTTTTCATTAAAATCATATGGTTGTTCAAATTGAATAGAATCTTTATAAATGTAATTTAAATCACCATATTCTGTAATGTCTTTTAAATTAGGATGTTCATCATATAATTGTTTTTCTTTTTCTGGAGTTATATTAGAATTCATTTTACCAGCATTGACTTCTAAAAAATCATCTTCAGAAATATCATCATATTCTGGTATAAGCATAGATACAATATCATCACCTTCACAAACACACATTAAATGGTCTGGAAGAAAAATTACTTCATCATCAAAATATTCAGGATATTCTTCTAAAATAATAGGAATATCATTTAATTCTACAGGAATATCTTCCAAAGACTGATTATCTTCTAATAAAAATTCTACAGGAATTTCATCATCTAATTCTGTTGGTTCTACTACAACAACATTTTCTTCAGGAATTTCTAAAAAATCTTCAGGCATTAAATCGATAACTTCACTAGCTATTTTTGCAGTACGTAAATCACAAATACCATAATCTAAATTATTGATGCGATTTACCAAACGTGTTATATTGTAATTAACACAATTATAAGCATCAGATTTTCTTTGAGGATTGTATTTAGATAGCTTTCCAAATTTCTTATCATTGCAGTTATCGCCACGCAGATAAACGTATCCATTTCCACAATCTACAATTACACTATGATATTTTTCTTTATATAATTGTGGCAATTGAATACTTACATATCCTTGATTACGTTTTGCGCATAAACCTCTATTATTAAATTCTTTACAGAAATAATCACTTAATGATAATACAAAATCATCATATAATGAATCGTTTGGTTTTATGGAAAGTTTTGCTACACGTTTCACCAATCTATTCCTCCCATCGTATTGATATACTTTAGAATACTCATCTTTACAAGTATTAGCTACATCGTTAATGTTTGCTCCATTTGCTAATTCTTCAATAAATGCACAATCATTAACTACATGTCCAAAAGCTACTTCTTCGGTTCCTACTAAACGTTTCATACGATTTAATGAAGGGCGACTTCCATCTCTTGGATTATCAATAATATCTTGTGGAATTTCGTCTTCTCTTCCTTCGTCTTCCAAATAATGCTGAAGAATTTGTGCATGAGTTTCATCATCATGAGATTCTAAAACTTCTCCATCCAAATAAATCAAAGCAGCATCTCGATTATCATAATCAATTCTCTTGGGAAGTGCTATGATATCGCCGATATTATCGTCTAATTCATAAAAATCATTTAAATCATCAATTTTTTCCTCGGCTGATTCTTCTATTTGATTTTGTTCATCAAATCGTCCATTAGTATTAAATCCAAAAGCACGTTCATTTTTAATTAAATAATCACTAACGCATTTATCAAAAATATCTTGAGAATTTTCCATTCCAATATCAAACAAATCATAAGATATATCATCAAAGTTAATATTCCCTATTTCGTCTCCATCTTTAATGAATTCATTAAGATTATGTTTATAATCGTTACTAAAACTTGCAGGGTCTATACTATCAGTATATTCATCAATTGATAATTTTTTTAGACTATTGTACATTTTAGAATTCTTATCCATTTCCCAATCAGAAATTGGATAAGTTGATTTTAAATAATCATTAATTTTTTGTTTTTCAAAAATATAAATAGATGATGCCCATTCTTTAAGGTTTTTTTCTCCTAAATATTTTTTAGCTTCATCTATATTCTGCCAATCAAGTGTCATTTTATCATCTCCATTACTTGCAATTATTTTCCGAACATTTTTAATCTATAAACAAAATAAAAGTATCGTTTAAAACGATACTTATTTAATGATTTTTGAAATTTGTTCTACACATTGATAGATATTGTCATTAATTATTCTTAAATCTTTTAAACCGAGTTTTTCAAAATTTTCTTTTGAATAATCTTTGGAATCTGAAACATATCTTCTACACATTTCTACATAATCGCAATTTCCATTTGTTTCTCTAGCAAAACAACGTAATAATCGTTCTCTATCATCAATATACAAATGAATAATCACAACATCTTTTCCATAAATGTCTTTTAATTTTTTTGCTCCTTGCAAAGTATTGATTACAATATATTTTTTGTCAGACTTTGTATCAATTTGATTATCACATGCCATAAAATAAATCCATGGTCCATGAATAGTTTCATATGTTCGATGTTCTATAATCTTATCTCCTTTTTTTAATTTGTTAAATACATTTTTTGACACAAAATAATATTCCTTACCGTTCTTTTCTCCAATACGAGGTGGTCTCGTTGTATATGTTATTATTGGAGTTAAATCATTTCGTTGAAGAAGTAATTTCTGAAATACAGTATCTTTTCCTGTACCAGTTTCTCCAACAATGCAATAAATTTTCAAATAAATCACTCCTTATATGTATAAAAAATTTCACATAATCATTTGCAAATTTTCTTAAAAATAGTGTCAATTTACCATAAAAGATGATATAATGGAAAAAAAGGAGAGTGATAAGATGAAGAAAATCTTCTTACCTCTCATCTTATTAATCGTGTTTGGTTATATACTTGTTATTGTTATCGGAATTAGCGTAGAATTATTTTTGGCATCGGTTGCAATTTTAATAGCATCTGCCGCAATTCTTTATCAGAACAGTATTATTAAACGGAAAAATAGTGAATTAGATGAGAAGGACAATCAATTAATTAATATTATACAGTCACTTGAAGAAATGGCTTCATCCAGAGATACATATAAATCATTAGCAGAATTAGATAATCTTACTGGTCTTTTAAATAAAAAAGCAATGGAAACAATTTGTACGATTACAGTCAAACACGGACATCATGCATTTTTTATGATAGATTTAGACCATTTTAAACAAATCAATGATACTTTTGGTCATCAATATGGTGACGAAGTAATATGCGAATTTGCTAAAAAATTAAGAACAATTTGCAGAAGTAATGATTGTATATCTCGATTTGGTGGTGATGAATTTACTATTTTATTTAAAAATATTAAAGATAAACGCATGATTGAGAAAAAAGCACAAATGATTAATGAAATTGCTCGTCAAATAAAATTAAAAAACAATATGGAACTCACTGCTAGTATAGGAATAGCAATTGTTCCTGAAACTGGTAGAGACTACAATATTGTTTTTGATTCAGCTGATTTAGCATTATATAAAACTAAAAATCAAGGAAAAAATGGTTATACCATATTTTAAGTTAAAAGGAGAGTAAATGTTTTACTCCCCTTTTTTGATATGATATTATGAATGAGTCAGTAAAAATCTTTTACACAATCTTGACATTTATAAAATTTGAAAATCAAATCATTCGTGATTGACCTGCATGAGTTTTTTAACGTGGTTTCAAACCGCGTTTTTAATTTCTTATTTTTTTTAGGTTTTTGAATTACTGTAATTGAATTATCTTCATTAACATAAATTAATCCAAATTCCTTCAAGACTTTATCCTTAGGAATAATATCTTTAGGACACATAATGTAAAAGTAATTACAATGAAAGAAATAACTTTTCTCTAAATTGAATAACTTTGTATCTCGTAAATAATCTTTTAAAGAAGCTTTACATTCAATAACTCTAACTTCTTTACGTTTAAGATTAAGTCCACACACATCAGATATTGATTTTAGATTTCTAAATTTTGTTTCGCAAGAAACTATATCAATACAATGTTTTTTTAAGTATGCCATTGCAACTATTTTCAGTTGTTTATGAATAGTACCCTCACTCATTTAAAAATCCTTTCAAAATCTCTATCTTTTTCTGAATTAATCTCATATCATCTTTAAGATTTAACATCTTCTGACGATTTAAATCTCTTTCTTTGGTATTTTTTGAATAATTAGCAATTAAATCTTTAAACAATTCAGTCTCCACTTCTTTTAAAATAAATTGGGACTGAAATTTGTCAATTAATTCAATAATTAATTCTTCACGTGTTTTTGGTTGAATATATTGAATCAAATCATCTGAATCAGCAGGTTCTTTTGACTCATTTGTAACGGGAGGATGTAGTTCTGATGAAACACTATCTGCTTCATCAGATGATTCGTCAATATTGGGATATAAATTCATTTCAATATTATCAAGAGATTGTCCATCTAAAGTATCTCTATCTATTTTTATAATATTATTATCGTCTAAAAATCTATTTTTATCCATGTCTTTTTACAAATTTACATATACAATATCGTTTTTAATTGTCAATTTACAATTATTGTTAAATGATTCTTTAATTGCATTAATCAAATCATTAATATCATCTCCAATCAATGCAATTTTTTTAGTATTTGATGTTACTTTAACATTATGTTTTGTGCAAATACTATTAATTAGGTGTTTATCACCGAATTCAAAGAAATTCGTACGAAAATTTTGCTTCATTATAATACACTCCTTTATTAGAAAAATTATTTCTTTCAAATACTAAATTCAAATATTTTTTTTACTGGACCTTCATATGCAATAAAAGATATATTCAAGTTGTCTGAATCTTTTGTGAATATTTCGGATGCTCCTCCCGAAGAACTTCCCGAACCACCAGAACTTCCACCTGAACCTTGTTTAGCTAATAATTTATCATATGTTTCATCATTTTTTTTACTAAATCTAGTTAAAGTCATTAATCCAGATTTATAATCAAGTTTACCATTAACATAAACATCTTTTGATGTATATATATTAGAATTATAAGTAATTGCGCCGGAAGACGCATTCTCATTTATATCAAAATATTCTTTTGATGAATCTTTAATATTTACAGAACCAATTTTTATTGCAATAGGCCAATAAAAATTAGATTTTAATATTGGACATTTCATCGTTTGTTGTGCATAAATTTTATTTTCCCAAAATTGTGCAATAGTACATGATGTTAAATGACTTTTTTCAGTTGATTCTAATAAATAAACCGTATTCCCAGGAATAATACTTAATATCTGAATTCCCATTAAATCTCTTCCTGGTTCAAACATTAATTTGAAATTTTCTTTTTGTTGAGGATCTGCATCAGGCCATGTTTCTTCAATATGTTCTTGTAAATCTGATTTTGCTTCAGAACCTAATCTCCAACCGTATCGCCTTGATTCTGCATAACTTAACTTGATATCATTATCTTGTTTAAATTGTTCTAATGATGCAATAAAATCAGGAAAATGAGACATATTATTCACTTCCTTTTAATTTACCGGTCTACATCAGTATGTTCACTACCAGTAACAATTACTCCACTTCTACTATGAGGACATGTTTTACATCCAATATCACATGTTCCTACACAAGAATCTCCAATTCTAGCAGCAGCTAATCCATCATAAAATGTAACCGAACTCCCAGTAATAATATTTCCAGATTGGCCACAAGCACAACAAACTACAGTATCAGATAATCTTGCGCCGCCTAACATATCAAAATAACTTTTTGGACTATGAGATATGATAATTCCAGTTTGTGGACCATGAGGACATGATATAGAAACTAAATCCCCAATTCTAGCTTGTTTAGGCATTTATAAATCCCACCATTATTTTTGATTTATTTTTAATACATTCTTGGCAAGCTTCTTTTAATTTTGTTAAAAAAGAATTGATTTTTGCCTGTTTTAATGGATATGCAGAAATTTCATCTTCAATAAAACATGTGATTTCTGCAACTTTTACATAATCATTTTGAAGTTTTTTATCTTTACGCTTATCAATAAAATTAACTTTGCTGGTATTATCTTCAAAATTTTCTAATGGACCAGTCATATAACAAAAATACATTGGTTTTTCATTAAAATTACGATGAATTTCATTTAATTCTCCAATTAAATTCTGAGCTTCATCTAGAGAAATAATATTATCCTTATCACAAAATGTCATAAATGTAGGAAATACACTTCCTAATTTAGTCAAATCATGTTCATCTTTATGTTCAAGATTATACCAGATAATATCTCTTAATGAATTTAATAAATTTTCTTCAATTTCTATTTTTGTTACATACGCCCGTTCAAAATCTTTTAAACAATTTTGATAAACATTTAACATATCTGATTCTTGAATATTATGTTGTTCAAATATTTGAATAATTTCTTTGTTTAAATCATTTAGATTTTTTCTTATCATGATGTCACCTTCATATTAATTGGCATAGGAATACCGTTTTCTATAAAAGTATTATATGCTAAAATGGTACAGTCTTTGCAAATAAAATGTTTCTTATCAATTGTAAATAAAGGGTCTTCTCCAGGTGGAGCACCGCAAAAATCACAAAAATGCAAATCTTCAAACTGATCAGTGACATCTAATGGAGTATCTTTTAATTTTGTCTTAATTCCATTAATTGTCATATAAGTAGAACCGTTCTCTATTTTTACAGTTGTATTTTTATTCTCCAAATTACGTTTTGTTGTTTCGTCCATTTTATCCTCCTAAATTTATTTCAAATGAAAAATAATGTCATAGATAATCTACAACATTATTATATGAAAATTTAATCAATTTTAACATCTTCTAACTTATAATAGTTATATGTGTAATTTCGTTGATTATAGCTCGTTAAAGATTTTCGAATATTCCATAACTCATCTCTTACTTTTTTTGTATGACAATCCAATACTTCATTATCTATTGTCGTAAAGAAACTATTCTTATGAAATATTTTATTATAGTCTCCATTTTTTAAATTTTCAACATCTTTTCCAAAAAATATACAATTCTTAATATTGGAATCATAAGAATAATTTTTATATGAATCTGAAAATTTAATCTGATATATTCTATTCGGATCAAATTCCAATAACATTGCATTTGCTTTTAATCTATCGGGATTAGTTGAATTATAATTACACCAGCCATTATAATAAGTAGTGAATGTAAAAATATCATCAACATCATCAATAATGGAATCAATATAACTAATTTCTACATTCAATCCTATTACTAACATTTTAGTAATTCCATATTTACTTTCTGGAGATGTTAATATAATTCTATCGTTATTTAATACAACGCGTGTATCAAATATGTTTACTAGTCCATAAAACAATCTGTTTATGTCTGTGATATTAATATAGTAATTATCTGTTAAAAACTTTGTTTTTATAATATGTGTAGCATACGAAGTCGATATTTGATAAATATTCCTTTTTATTTTGACTCTCATTCCTGAGTCAAAAACATCTGGGGTTTTATTGATTAGCAAATACATATCTTGAGGATTTTCATCATAATCTGGATTCTCCAATCCCCATTCTTCAAAATTTTGATTATACCAATAATTGTCAGAATTATTGGTCCACATATTAGTTGTAGGATAATCATCATTTGTTGGAACTTCGGAACCCCATTCATCAAAATTTTGGTCATACCAATAACTTCCGAAAAGATTTGTCCACATATTGATATCTTGATAATCAATAGGTTCATCAGGAACATTGCCAGAATGTATGCGTACATTCATAAATTTTTGTGTTTTAGGGAAATTTTTTATACTATCATATATAGGACATTTAATATGTTTGTTATCTTTTAAAATATGAAGGTAATACATACATATCACTCTCCATGTAATTCTATAACATCACTGTCTGTTGTTAATAGAACTTTAACATAATCTTTTAATTCAAGTCCTAATGGCATTTCCATAAATACTAATACAATATCATCTTTTTCTACCATAAATGGATATTTATACTGATATGTCATAATTTCCCAATATTCTTGTAATGGATTCGTCCAATGTTCTTCTGTATCATCCCAGAATGTCGTAATAACCTTATCTTGAGGCCAATAAATAGTAGCATTCAATGGCCATGCAGGAGCATTAATAGAGGGACCCCAGTAAGGCCTGATGCCATTTCTTTCAGTGGAAATTGAATATCTTAATTCATGACTCCAGTCTGCTGTTGTAGATATTTGAAGCATGCCATGCTCAGGAATATAATAACGTAATCCAAGTACATTTGCGTCTCCATCTTGAATCTCACCATTGCCTAATGGGAATATTTCATATCTGTCTGTAGTCCCCCAAAGTTCATTCGAATAAGAATATTTTGCGGGCATATAATCTCCGTAAACATCTTGTTCCCATAATGCATCATGAGCAGAAGGACTATAAACTGGCTGAATATTTCCATTTTTATCTAATTCCCATGTTGAATTTTCTATAGCAACTACATAATCAGTATTACTATCCTCAGGTCTGAAAATTAATTTATCATCTACTACAAATCCAATTTTTTTCGATACAGAATCTTGAATATTTGGTTGCTCAAATAATATTTCACCTTCAGTCCCTACATAACAAGGGCTACCATTATGACTATTATCTTCTAAATTATAAGTACCAAATGTTAAAACATCTACAATTCCTTCTGGTGTAGGATTATTTAGTGCTAATGCAAGATTTTGTGTCAATACTGAAGTAGTATTATCTGCAAGCCAATATTTATCTTTCTGATATGATAGAACTGACATTGGTTTACATTTTTCTATTTGTTCGTATTTAATTTTCGCAGTATGTACAGTATCTGTATCTAAATTTGCTAGTTTTTGTTTTAATTCTCTTACTTCAGAAATTAATGCTTCTAATTCTGGAGTATAACTTTGTTGTCCTCCACCAGTCGCATTTTCTATCCAGATTTTTCCGCCTGGAATATACATTTCATCTGTAGCAGTTAATTTTTTAGCTGTTACAGAATCTAATGTCATATTTCCTGCATTTACTTGAATATTTTCATTTTTAGCAATAGTATTATCGCCACTATTTTGAATCAAATTGCCAGGGCCAGAAGTTGTTCCAATCTGTACTTTTTCTGCAGCTCCATGAATATCACTAGGAGCATATTGATGCGTATGATGATATAATGCATGAGAAGTTACTAAATCAGTAGAACCGTCAGTCCCGCCAATAGTATTATCTACATTTCGTGCTGCAGCAGATTTTATTTCATATCCATTAATCGTTTTATTAGTAAGATTTTGTGGAGATGATACATCTACTACTTCTCTATTATTTGAATATAATACACCATTTCGTTCATAAACATTTAAATTAGAATAAGCATACTGATTTTCAGATTGCTGAGCTGTACCAACCAAATAAATTTTTTCATTTGTTGGAGATACATTAATTGTCTTATTAATTAAGGTTGGATCTAAATCAAATCTTATAAACCTATTATCTACTTTAGTTAAAACTCCAGACCTATCTACAGTGAATTGAGGGACTTTGAAGCCATCTCCAGGTTGTACTGTAATGTCTTCGTCAGGACCATAACTTCCTCCTGATGGGATATTTTCTTTTGTAATAATATTTGTATTAATCTTTAAATTTGAGCTTCCATCAAATTCAGCTGTACCCTCTACATCACCATATAAAGATACATTTATCTTATTTGATAATTTTTTTGCTTTATCTGCTTCACCAAATAATCTTCCTTTAAATATTCCCGCTGTGATAATATCTTGGTCTATTGTGATGTTAGTATTATATTTTAATTTATTGGGTTCAATATTATTAACGCCGACGAGATTAATTTGCGTATTATTAGCTTTCGTGGTTTTTACAGTTAATGCGTCTCCACCATCACTATCCGATGCAGCATAATTAAATACTTTATTATCTAAAATTTCCTGGATTTCATTAATTCTATCAGTTAAAATTTGAAATTGTGACCGGTCTTCTTCATCATCGATATTTAGTATATTATTAATTTCTTCTATTTGAGAAGATAACGTTGAAACACTTGCTCTTAAAGAAGAAAAATCCGCGAGGTTGCTTGCATTTTGTGCATTAATAGATTCTTTTAAATTATCTATTGTAGTAACTACATCATCTAAGCTATTTTTTAAATATAGCGTACGATTTGTTAATTGTTGATGAGGAACATTATCGTATCCATCCTCTCCACCATGCACATAATCCTCTTCTGTTATTAAATAAATTTTATCCACCCATTCACTAATTTCATTAATATATGAATCAGGAGTCAAAATATCAGTCGCCATTAATTCTTCACCTCACTTTCGTAATTTAATTCTTTAAGAACATAATAATTATAAATCAAATGATTTTTATCAAAATAACGGTCTTTAATAAACTGAATATATTCATGTCCTGCAACATACCGAGGAATTTTATAAATATAATTATCTTTATAAATATGATAATTTTCATTTATATAAAGATGATTATAGCACCAACTTTCTTCATTTAACATTTCTACATCATATCCAATTAATATAAAATTTTTTACTAATTCATTATGATATGAATAATTTAAAAATGTATTTGAATATGATAATTCATATGTATATCCAGGAATTAATTTTGTTACCATAATATTAGAAAACAAATTATCTTTTTTATATGGTTTATTGGATAAACCATTATAATATGTTGTATAATTTTGTCCTTTATATGTTATTGAAACATTTAATCCACATATAAATAATTTTGTTAATCCTGAAATTATAGGAGGAGCTTTAAAAACAATCTTATCTCCTTGCTTTTCTGCATAAGTTTTTCCTAATAATCCAGTATAAATTTCATAAAAATCTTCCAGAGGAATAATCAAATTTCCACCAGGAAAGTATTTATTCACAATATTTGCTGGAAGATTTTTATCAACTTGGTATTCTTTATCTATATATGCTCGTAAAGAAGAATCATATTCATTCCATTCTTCTAATGGAATATAATAAGTATTTCTACCTACTTTTATAGCGATACAATATTCTTCAGGAAAATATTTTTTAGAAGTATATGCTTGAATATCTACATCTTCATTTGTTAAATCATTATGTATATGGAGAATCATAAAATCATCTCCTTATATATTCCGAACCAGAATAACATCATCTACTTCTAAATCATTTTCTACATCAACAAACACTGCTACAGAATATCCTTTCTTTACATAAAATGGTTGTTGATATTCAAGTAATTCATCTATGCTGTAATATTCGCCATTTATTTCTAATAAATTAGCAGTAAGATTTCCCCATTCTTCAAATGTATCATATAACCAATACGGAGCGTTTTGCGATTCCCACATATTTACGTCTTCATAACTAGAATAATATGAGTAAGGATTCCATGCAGCATCTGTTTCTGATTTCCAATAAGAATCCAATGCATTATCCCACATTGGAGTTTGCGTCCATTTTTTATTTTCTTCAGTTTTCTTCCATACAAATTCATCTTTTGGCCAATATGGTTTTGTCGGTTGATTCCATATTGGCAAAGTTCCAATATAATGAATCTGATTTGACTTTGACCATGCATATGCATTTTTTCTCCAATACGGATTGATTTTATTTTTCCATACTCTTACATCTTCAGGAGCAATATCATCTGGATTTTGGAATACATAATAATAAATTTTTCTTGGAATTGAACTACGTGGAATAATTTCCATTTTAGAATTTTTTTCAGAAAGATAAATTTTTCCTTTGAAAACAATTGCAGTAGCACATGCCCAAATATTTTCTGGAAACTCTGGTTCCCATTCCCAGTATGGATTTGGATAATTATGTTCTCCAGGCATAATATCACCTTGAGAATCAACGTTCCACATGTGGTCTCCAGATATAATTTCTTTAGGCTGATAGTTTCCATATGCATCTAATTCCCAGGTGAAATTTTGGTCAGGATGTACATATGCATCTAGATTTTGTTCTAATAAATCTAATCTTTCACTAGCTCCAAAATCTTCTGGCATAAAAATAAGATTATCTTCTTTTACATATCCAATTTTCCTTTTTATGAAATTTGTTCCACTTGGGTCACCAAATAAAATACCACCGTGTTGACCTACATATGCATCTAATCCATCATAATAATACGTTCCAAGATTATAACTTCCATATAACAACATCTTTGCTTTATTATCATTATCTGGATTAGCAGTTACAATTGCTAAATTTTTGGTTAAATCTTGAGTTTTATTGTCTGCTAAAACGAATCCATTTGTCTTATATGACATTAATTTTCCCGGAACTGTTTTTACACCATATTGAATCTGTTCTGTGGTAATTCTTTGAAAATATTCATCAGGATTTAAAAATTCTGCAGGGGAAATTGTTCCTCCACCAGATTCTGAATCTACATTTTCAATCCAAATTTTACCGCCAGGAATAGTCATATTATTTTTAGCAACAATATTGGGAGCCACTAATTCTATATTAGAAGCTTTTATTTGAGATTGATATAATTCTTCTGATTTTTGAGTAACAATAGATTGATGAGTATCATCACTATTATGAATTTCTACTTTTGTAGCAGGCCCACCAGGATAATTTGCACCAGCATAATTATGAGTATGTTTATATACTGCATCTGATGTAATCAATGCATCGGAATTTTCTGTACCGCCAATTGTATTATCTACTTTTCTGGCTGCAGATTCATCTATATAAAATCCATTTATGGTTTTATTTTCTAAATTCTGAATTTGATTTAATGTAGCAACTTCATCATTATTAGAATATAACTTATTATTATATTCATAAACACCTTGTTGACTATGTGTATGTGCAGAGTCGCTTTGTTCATCTGCACCAACTAAAAACAATTTCCTAGAATCTTGTGTTGTTGAGATAACACCTGTAATATTTAATCCTTCAGGTAAAGAAATTACTTGATTCTGAATTCCTGTAATAACACCATCAGAACCAACGGTTATATTCGGAACAATAATATTCCCATCAACATCAAGTTGTTTGTTAGAAGCTTCACCGTATTGTCCTGGAGTGATATTTTGTTCTTTTAATGTAGCATTAATAGAAATATCTTTATCTCCAGCAAATTCTGCATTACCTAATACATCTCCAATTAAAGATATTTTTGGAGAATGTGAAAGTTTTACTGTTTCCAAAGCTTCGCCTTGTAAATTTCCATAAAATACATCTGCATGTAGACCATTTTCTTCCATATATATGTTTGTATTTCTTTTTACTTTTGATGTATTCATGGAGTCTGTTCCAAGCAATGATAATGAATTGACTTGGTCATCTACAATATCTACTTGTAATGCCGGACCACCTGGAGTTGATGCGCCTGCATAATTGTGTGTATGATTATCAACTAAATCTTGTAAGTTCTGTACATCTTCTAATAATTTATTAACTGCACGAACTACATCGTCACTGGTTGAAATACTTGAAGAGCTTCCTCCATCACCAATAACTGCTTTTATAGAATTGATTCGATTGCTTAGTTCTTCTATTTTTAAATCTTGAGTATCTTTTAACGTACCTAAATAATTAGTTAAATTATTTAATGCATTATTTAAGTATTTTGTACGGTTGGCTAACTGCAGATTCGATTCATCGTTCAAGGTATCATTTACCTTCGTTATGGCTGGCTCGTACACTCCAGTTTCAACCAAATATGCCATATATCTCACCTGCCTTAATCTTGAATATCATTTATTGTATAAGGATTTATATTTACATTCATATGAAAATAACGTTTAGGCGAATGACGATACTTTCCGTTATGCCTAAATTTTTTATTATAGTAAAATAAATCTTTTAATTTTATGTCTTCTTCATAAGTAAAATTATCTAAATATGTATCAATAATTGGATGTGCTTTAATATGAATATTATCTAAAAAAGCACATGTTTGTCTTGAATGAGCATGTCTCATAACTTCCCATCTAATAATATATTGTCTTTGATTTTCATATAATTTACTGAATGAATGCCATTGTGAATGTATAAATCCGATACGATGTTCAAGATTGAAATTATAAAACATATTAAAAACATCATCAGAATTTTTATCTAAAAACTTATAGTCATATGATAATGTAAAAAATTCTGGTACAATTAAATTGTGTATTAATAATACTCCTACGTCATGATAAGGTAATTGGTCACATTGCCAAACTATATCTCGATCATCACAAGAATAAACTTTATTATAATTATCATAATATGAGAAATCTTTAGCTAAATGCCAATGATTAATATCATAAAAATCTTCAGGTTTCGTAAAATATTGGTCTAATTCATAAGTAGGAGTAATAAAATTTGTTGACTGGTATTCTTCTCTTATATCTTCATCATATGTTTCATATTCGGGAAATATAGCAAAACTCCATTTTGAATTTGATGCAAGATGATTAATTGTAATAACATAATCTTCAATATATTTTTTAGCGGTAAATGTAATATGCTTAAATGTATCATTAGAATCTGTAATCAATTCTTCTCCTTGCTTAAAATACAAATGAAATTGCTTAATATTATGTGGCAATTTTACTGAAAATGTAATCGTCATTTGACGGTCATCAGGAGTAAAATTGAGATTATAAATATTATCTTCATACCACTTTTCTTTTTTAATCAAAACAGGCGGAATGCTTTCATTCCAAAAATATAAATGAGGATAATACCAATGATCTTCTTTATCTTTTTGTTTAAATTTTTTTGATATCAAGTATGGTTTTGCAAAATATGTCCGGTCATCTGGAAAATCAAATTTATTATCATGGAAATATAAATCATGAACCCAATATGTTTTTGATGGTACGTGATCATCATTTACTTTCACTAATACTTTATCCAGATTTTCATCAGAATCATCATAACGTATATACATATAATCATAAGGAATATATCCAGATTCGCTTTCTTTCAAAGCTCTATGAATCCTATATTCAATAGGAATCGTTTTAGGTGTATGGTCTAAACTTGGAATTAATACATATTTATTCATTGTATGAACAACATTATTTAATTCATCTAAAACTTCTATTTGATAAAGATACAATCTTCCATCTTTTAATTCATCTTGATAGTATAATTGTTTTGTTGTTGCTAATACTACTTTTTCACCTAAATCATCTTTTCTTGATATTCTATAAGAATAATCAAAATCAAAATGAATATCATTCCAAAATAAAGTTTGTGTATCATAATCAAATTCAATTTTTGATGAAAAATCAGAATTAAAAGTTGAATCATATATATCATGTTTCCGGCTTCCACAATTTTTACACCATCTTCCAAATAATAAAGATGGTGACATTGCATTATATGAATTATAAATTGTATCTTTGTTTCCAATTTGAGCTAATGCTTTATTATATATATCATCATGATAACTAGGAATATTTTGTAGGTATTTGTATTTTGAAGTCATGTTGTTTGCTTCTAACACATCTACCAAACCATAACCATTTACCAGTAATGTTTCTAGATTTTCTATATCTTCTTGTGTTTTTATTTTATCATAAATTTTATCAATACATTCACATATTGGACAAAATCTATTTGTTTCATATTTATTATCAGATATTTTTAAGATGTGTTTTGACACCTGAACATCACTTCCTTCTAATTAAAAAATAATGTTATAGATAAAAAAAAAGACTTCAAAAAATTGAAGTCTTATTTATTGTATTTGTTATAAAGTTGTTTTAATCTATTGGACGAAAGTAATCTTGAAGAATTTTCCTTCATCATAATGAACAAACATTTGTCAATAAATCGTTTTGTATTTTCATGCATTGCGGCATGCTGTTTTTTCTTCCACCATTCGTATTCACCTTTAAACGTGAATTTTGAACCATTATATGCATGTGCCGCACCCAAGTAATCACATAACATTTCTACTGCGTATTCATAAGGCATAGGAATTAATGTTAATCCTTTTTTTCTATAATCATCAAAATTATCACACCAATACTGGTAATGATGAGGATTTCTCCCTTTATGATGAAGCCATGCTTTAGAGTACCCATTAATTTTTTTACAAGCATCTATAGGAGACTTATAACCTCTATAATATTTTACTGATTCTATGAATTCTGTAGGACTGAATTTTGACATATCATGCATGATTCCTTGATAGTAAAGTCCAGCCTGAAAACAAAATTTAGCTACATAAAATTTATGTATGCAAATTTTCTTAAAATGTTTCCAAATATTAATTAATTTCATTTTATCACCTCTTGAATCTATTATAACATATTCAGTGAATAATGTAAATAGAAAAAGACTCCATAAAGGAGTCTTTTTTATTTTGAGTAATTAATTAACTTGTTGGAAAAATCTGAACCTAAATCTAAAATATTCTTGTTTAATTTACGTAAATATTGTTCATGTTCAGGATGCGTAGTTATTTCATTTCTAATTGAATTAATTGTATTTCCTAAAAACTCAGTTAAACAATCAAAACAATAACCTTGATACTCGTCATAAAAATCACTTAACTTCTTTTCTTTCTCTTTGTATTGTTCTTCTCGTTTTTCAAGAATTTTCACTTCATCTCTTAAATCCAAATTTTCTTGACTAAATTTAGTTAAAAGCTTTTTACATTCATCAATACCAATTGATTTAGGAGGTGGATTTACTTTTTCTTTATTTCTAGGTTTTGTTTTTACTGGATTTGTATTATCATAAATCATTTTAATCGTATTCTTTAATTCCAATTTACTTAATAACCAAAACCCATTTTCGTTTTTCGTAATTTTACAAATAAAAGTTAATCCGTTTTTTTGATATTCAATATTTTTTATAACCAACAATTTACATTCTTGTAAATAATCAATTACTTGTGCAAATTTTTCTATATCTATTCCAATTTCATCTAACAATTTTGCTAATGAAAGTTTTACGAATTTTTTATCTGCGCTATGCGAATACAACGTATTCAATACAGTTAATCGATCGTATAGAGACAAATCTGTTTTGTACTTAGAAAAACGTTCTACAATAAATGTTTTTCTCTCTCCTACAATTTTTCTAAAACAATTAGCATTACAATTTAAATCTTCTTTTTCTCTTTTGCTCACATATTTATATTCAAAAGGAATCGTATGCGCAATTTCATTTTCAATTTTTGATTGTTGTGAAGGTCTTGAAATAATGTGAGGATTTGATTCTAATTCGTAAATTAATCGATAACGATTTAATACCGGAATATTGTATTGTTCTATAACATTCCCAATAGAAATTTTCTTCCAATTTTTATGTTGTTTTAAGTCATTGATTAATTCTTTAACTACTTGAGAAGTTTGATTTACATTACGTTTTTCTTCTCTTTGTTTTCTACGAGTAATTAATTTTTGATTAATGTATTCTGAAAACATAGTTTTCTCCTCCTTTATTTTTTCATTATAACACATATCAACATAAATGTAAATAGAAAAAGCAGGCAAAAATTATGCCTGCTTTTATTAATACAAACTTGATAAAATTTTAATAGTATCAAGTTTCGCATTAAGTGTTTCAAGAATATCAGAAACCGCGCCATCTTCATATGAAATATATTTTACATATACATTCCAATCATTATCCATATAATGTTTAATTTCTTCAATATCACTATCACTCAAATAATATTCTTCAGCTTTCTTTTCATCTTTAAGAAGAGTAGCACAATCTGTATCTTCCCAACTACATGAAAGAATTGCATCTAACAATATTTTTGCATCATTGGAAATTTCTTCATTTTTCACTGCAATAACAAAACAACTAGAACTAGAATTTGTCACAAAATCATTTCTTATTTTCAAATTAATCACCCCAAAGCAAAATTAGAAATCGAATCAAAACCTTTTGGCGTTTTACAAGGAATATATCCTTCTTTATCTTCGTCAAATTCATAATAACCAATTACTTTTCCATTAGGATATAATCCTTCAGGAAACTTCTCAATAACAGCATAATCATAACCATCTTCAAAAATATCTAAATCATTATGTGTTACTGCAAAAATAGCTTTATCTAAATTATAGAAAAATCCCATACATCTTAAATGTAACATATCTGAAAAAACAGTAATGGTATAGATTTCACTATTCAAAAATCATTCCTACTTTCTTTAAAATCTTCATAAAAATTATTTAATGCAAATTGTTTAATGATATCAAAATAATGGAATTGTTTATTCTTAAACGTACCAATTAAAATAATATCATCAGAAGATATATGATTAGGAACTAGAATTTCATCTAATCCCCATTTTTTATCTGATTTTTTTACTTCATTAGTTTGCATTAAATAATCTTCTTTTGAAAAACAATTTTTCCAATATAATTTACAAAATTTATCTAAATCATTTGGAGGAGTAAAACAATCATTTTCCCATGAAGGAATACAGAATCCAGATAATCCTTCACTAGCAATCCGCCAATTATAATTACTTATATCAATAATATATAAATCTTCTTCGGCATCAATATCATAATGATATAAATAACTATAAGTTTCTTCAGGTCGAGTATAAATACACATCTGACGATAAAAATCCTTAGGAATTGTTCTTGGACGTTTTGAATCTAAATAACAACTAGCCATCATGATTTCCATGCTTAAGCTTCCATTAGGATATAATCCTTTTTTTAATATGTTTTCTCTATTTTTTCTATCAGAAATATGAGTAACATATCCGTCGAATACATTTGGAAGGATTTTATCAAAATGTTTTTCTATACCATAAATCTTTCTTCCAAAATAAACATCTCTAACTAAATCCCAAAGACCATCTTCGGTTGTTTCTATAATCGTCCCTTTATCAAAATCATCATATACATAAACCTTATTTGATTTATTCTTAAAATATTCTATTTCATATCCATTAACACCAAAACGTACGATTTTAGTGTATTTTTTTAATCCTTTATTTCTAAAAAGCAAATCATTAAATTCCATTTGATTAGTCCCACAAATTCGAATAATGTTTAGCAAATAACATTAAACCATCATTATTTTCTTCAACATATTTTTTTTGAGAAATATTATAAAAAGCCTGATACATTTTTCCTACTGCTTCATGCCATTTTTTTTCTCCTTTTTCTGTTCTATCGTCAATTTTTTCAGAAGAACAAATATCAATATTATCAACAAAATCTGCAGGTATGCCATGTATATTGTACATTTTAAATGCACGTAAATCATTTGCAATTTTTTCTGGATAATGGTAAAAATGTTTATCATATTGAACCAACTGCACAAAATATTTTGAAAACAAATCTAAACCATATTGAACTTGGTCATAATAAACTTTTTCTAAATCTCTATTAGGTGGAACAAACCGGTCATCATTTTTATAATAAGTATGACCGTCGCGTTCTTCCGTCCAATCTTCAAATGCACGATATTGGCCATATTGTTTCCAATAAATTTCCCATTGAATATTCCATGGAGAAGAAGGATAATCACGTGCAGTTTGGTCAAAACTCCAATACATATCTCTTAAGATTTTTTTCCAATCATTTATAGAGATAATTTCTCCATTATAGTTAATATCGTTTTTAGATTTATTTGTCTTCAAACAAATTTTTAAGTCTTTAGCAATATCTTTTGCTAAATAAACAAATAAATCCCAAGATCTTTGTTTTCTATATTGTTTCCCAAACATCTGTTTGCAACGAATATTTGTATTCATACTATCACTTCCTATTTTTTTCTAAGAACTTTTTAAAATTATTGTAGTCTTTAAATCCATTTTTAATTTGTTCTTTTAATTCATCATTTGATTTCTTTAATAAAACATTTTTGTAAATATCTAAATCATCATTGCTAATTTCTTTAAATTGACAAATTGGACAATATTCCGAGGGAACACCCCAAGAATCAAATTCTTCATCTTCGTTGGTTTCTTTATTAATTAAATGTTCTTCACAAAAAACATGTCCATTTACACATTCTACAAATCCTAAATCACTAAGTCCTAAGTTATAACCAGAATCTTCTCTTTTGCAAATTTCACAAATATAAGAAGATGAACTTGAATTGGTAACAAAATCATTGCGATACTTCATATTTACAACTCCTTTACGTCCATTGATACTCCATGAATTGTAGAAAATATAGAAATCAAAAACTCTTTTTTAGTCTCATTATCTCTAACAATTCTAAAATGCAATGTATCTTTGTCAATTTTCGAAATAATTTCCAATCTTTGCCTTGGAAGTGTTTTTTCCATAAATATCGCCTCATTTGACTATTTCAGTAGTATTATGTTTAAAATCTCTAATTACTTCAATTTTCCGTTCAGAAACTTTTTCTTTAATTGTATAAATAAATAAATCATCATCTATTTGTTCTTTATGAATAACATAATTATGTTGCTGAAACTGATTTGATTCAGCTTTTTTGCTTATATAAAAATGCATTCCTCCCCAAAAAATTCCAGTAGCTAAAAATACACTTACTGCTATATATAAGAAAATTTCTTTATTAGAATAACCAAAAAACACGTTAAAACTCCTTTAATGGAACAATATATCACCTAAAATGAAAAACAAACAAGCCATCATAAAAAATCCTAATGAAAATAAAATCCAAAAATCTTTATTCACTTTAAGTCACCACACAGTACGATTTCCTTTTTTAAAGGACATCCACCATAACAATAATCATGTTTAGAACAATTTACGCAAGAATTTTTCATTTTGTTTCTAAATGATTCAAATTTTTCGCTATTCCAAGCTTCTTTAATTGTATGGTTACGTAAAGAAACTCCATATTTTAATTCTTGGTCAAAACTACAAGTAGTCATAATCATATTTGCATTGATATAAGCAGAAAACCTTCCACCTTCACAAGTATCTAAACTATTTAAATCAATGTCATGATTATAATTAATAATTCCAGGAACGCTGCAGCTATCAAATCCAATTTTAAATGGATGTGATTCTGAAATTAAAAAGAAAAATTCTTGCAATGTATCTTTATCTTCAGTAAGATTTAATACATTTTCTATTCTCCCTAAACCAACAGGTTTATATAAAAGGAAAATAATAGCATTAACTTTTTTCTCACTTAAATCATATTGATTAATGCATCCACATCTTGCTTCAAAATTCAATGTATGATTTTTTAATAACTGAATTGCATCTTTAATCGTTTCTTTAGATAATACATAATGAATATTAACTTTACATCCTGCATCTCTAAAACGATTTAATGCTGCTACAGTAAAATACTGAGAATACCAAGAAACCGCAACAGCTCCACAATATTCTTTTGTAATTGCAGCCATATCATACGTTAAACCAATTCCTGCTGTAGTATAATTAGGAATAATTTCATTTTTTCTGGCATACTCACAAATCTCTTTAAAATGTTCATGGTCATTAGGATTTCCAGCTCCACCAAGTGCAATCTGCATTAATCCATGACATTTTCCTTCATCTACAATTTGTTTAAAATCTTCTAATTTCATATCATTAGAAGGATTATAAGGTCTGGCACCTTGATAGCATCCTGAGTGTTTTCCACCAGCACGACAAAGTCCTAAGCTAGCAGATTTACATCCTCCCATAATACCGACATCTAATAATCCTGGAAAACTTCTTTGAAATGGGTCAATACCAGTATCTTTCCCATCTTTTAAAATTCCTGTACGAATATATTGTCCTGTTTTATTATTAAAGATTTCCATGAAATTATATTTTTTGTCAAAATACTCAATGACCATCACTACACCTCCTAGAATCATCTCTAATGTTTTTTGTTTTTTTATTCAATAAACAATCCTTAATCTCATATGGAGACATTCCAAATGACTCTCTTGTATTGCATATTAAACACAAATTACACTCTATTTTATGAGGGCACGTTTTACACAAACAATTACACATTTAATTCTCCAATTTTAACAAATTTTCAATATAATCTCTATCCTGAGTAAAAATAGGAATCTCATTATTGACAAACCATTTTTCCCGTTCTACTACACCTTTATTTGATGATTCTAATACGACTTTTCTTTTTTCAATACAAACTCCACGTTTAAAGAAAGTAGGATAATCATTCCAATTTACATTTTTCTCTGTTAACATTTTATATTGCAGTTTTTTAGTACTAATATTCTGTAATTCTTTTTGCGAAAATACACATCTGGCAGACATTTGAATACTATTACGGGTAGCATCCAATTGCCTCCAAATAAAATAGTTGCAAACTTCTTTTTCAGGAATATTAAATACTCTAGAATCAAAAGTAGCTTTATACAAACATTTCCCATATATATCATGATATACTTTCATTATTTTGGAATTTTGAGTATCTATTTGAGAATACATTTCTGCTACATTTTCAGAAAAAGCTTTATTGAATGCCATTGTGGCATAAGCTGCAGTTACTGAAGATATTTTTTGTACATTATAATCAAAATAAGCTGCCGTTCCAATTTTATTAGAGTAATCTAATACTAAAATAGAAATTTCATCAGACTGAACATAAGCTATTTTTGCACCCATTATTTCTTCACATAATGCCTTAGCAGTTTCCCACATAGAAAACTTAAAGACCATATCGTATGGTCTGGCAAGGTTTTTGCAGAAACTATGAAAACTTCTCCCATCAATTCGAATTATTACAGGTACTCTACGCGTTAATTCAAATCTATATCGATCTTCATAATCATGTTTCATTCGCATTCCAATTTCATCAAAGTTCATTTTGTATTCCTTTCCTTACGTAATTTTTAATAAATTCATTTAATTGATTTAATTCATTTGAATTTACTTTTTGATGAATAAATAGATTTTTATATTGAACAGCTTTTTCTCTATATTCATTTAAAAATTCGTAAATTTCTTCAATGTTATATTTCCCAAATTTGACATTCATTAAAAAACATCTTTGAATTTGATTTCCTGAAGAATTTCCATACCACAAAGCTTTTTCAAAATTAAAATCGTATTTTGCTAAACGTATAATAAAGTCTAATAAACGAATTGCTTCACAAGCTGTTTTTGAATCATAACCTTTTTTTACTGATTGATTTATCATTTTTGATTTTAGGTAATCTGAATTATTAATGCATAAATAGTATAAATCATGTAAATTAGTTTTTGATAATTCAAATCTATGCCATTTTAAGTAATCAATTAATTCATTGTCGCCGGCGATATCTTTACTAAAAAGCATTTCCAAAAAATTTAAATTTGATTGCTGAATAAAATTAGGTAATTTTCTAATATCATAACTTTTTTGCCCAATATATATAATGCTTTCATATAAGTCATTAAATGTTGGCATTACAAAAGTTTTATAATTTTCGTCTAATTCAATATTTAAGTTATAATTTCTTGGGCCAGTCAATGCTTTAAAAACAATTTGTCTTTCCATTACAATCCCCCTAAGATAATGGAATTAATCTCAATCCAATTTCTTTGTTTAACCGTTCAATTAATCTTTTGTTGAATCGTTTTGTTTTCTTATTTGTCTTAATTTCCAATAATGCTAATTCTCTTCTTTTAATCAATTCATCCAATGTTTTTTGCATATCATTTACCCCACATTAATAAAATTTTTATCATCACAATTAATAATATGCATTTTCTCTACAAATTAATCTCCCATTTCTTTAATTTACTCTATTCAATTTTCCTAAAATCTCTATAAATATTGTATCAAAAATATATAAAAATGTAAATAGCGACATTAAAAAAGAGCCTCAAATGAGACTCTTTTTCTTATTTGATTAACGAACATAAGGAAGAGATTTTATTAAGATTTCATGAGCTAAAGACCCTTTTTCGATTTTCTTATAACTTCCTTCATCATCGTTATTCTTTTTCGTAAAAATTCTCCAGCGTTCATCATTTCCACATTTAAATTTATATACATACGCGGTCGGTTTTTTCTCACCATTAGGATCTGTATATTTCCAAACTAAAACGTTGAATTCATCATCTCGTAATTCATTATTTTTATCCTTAGGCTGGAAAATCGACTGAGTATCTATTACATATTTTTCATAATACGTTTCTTCATGTGCTACTATATATTCAGCACTTGCAATAGATGAAGAAAAAACAGCCATACCAAATAATCCTGCTACTAACATTTTCTTTAACATTTTATTATCACCTCTAATTATTATTGTACCATTTTTTCTATGAATGTAAATACTTTTTTTATAAAAAAAATAGCAGACACATAATGTATCTGCTGAAGCAAGGAGGTTTTATGTTTTATGCACATAAACTGAAACGAACAAAGACTGCAGACTCACAAGGAATCATTAGACTCATTTTTATCTTATTAAATCTGTTACTATCCATTTTTTATTTTTTAAAGGATGTGTTATTATTTATTCGTTACATTAAAAATTAAACTAACACATTTTTCTAAAATAAAAAAGAGGTGATAAATATGAAAATCTTTTTAGGTGATGGGAAATACATGGAAGGCGAATTGTCAAGCGTAACTCAGTATATTGACAACGAACCACAGAAAATTGAAGGATATGTTATTAATGGAAATTTCTATGATAATGATTCTTTTAGAAAAAAATTCACAAAATACATGAATATCAATGAAGCCTGGAAAAAATTAGAAGAAGGGAAAAAGATTAAATTAGAAGACTGGAATAACAAATATTTGTATATGACCGATGATTTAGAAAGTGTTGTATTAGTAGACGGAGAAATGTGTTATTTAAATCATAAACTATCTCATGATGAATATCTTTCAGAAAAATGGATATTAGCATAAATCCATGGTTACACATATCAATGCTTGCATAAATCAAAAAAGCCCCATTAAGGGGCCTTTTTGATAAATGGGTTTTTTCTTTGCTGTGTTTTTGGCAAAATCGCCAAGGAAGTGTTTTTGAAAAGAAATAATGAAACGACTTAGGTGGGATTCCATTTTTTCCTCTCAATAATAGTATACCACAAAATCTTTTAATTGTAAATAGTCAATAACAAAATTTTTAATTTTTTCCTCAAAATTAACAATTCATATTAACTATTCTTCGTGCAATGCAGTTATTGTAAAGATTTCCTTTACTATCATACATTGAATAAGGTGAATAACTACTATGCTCGAATGTATCATTATCTTCATTAGTATCAACATCTTGTTTTTGTTTATGATTTTGCTGATATTGATTTTGTTGCATATACTGATACTGCGTATATGCATTATTTATGGGTGCAATTGGTTGCAACTTTTTTCCCTCCTTTTTGCAAACTTAATTATTTTATCATAATTTCTCTAAAAAGTAAAACTCTTATTTTATAAAATACATAATGCAATTATTTTAAAATTAGAAGGTGATAAAATGAAAAGATTAGTAAAAAAAGCTGATAAAATTAGTAAAGTATATCATGTAAATGGAAATGATTTTCGTTATAATTATGATACAAATATGATTGAATTACTTTATGAAGGTGAAGTTATTGATGAAACTGGATGCCTTTTAGAAGATTGGGAAGATAATCCTGAATTTATGTGTGAAGAATATTCTCGTGATTTGGATGCTGAATTTGAAAATTTCTATCAATTCGAATTAAAAGATATTATGGAAGAAAATGGAGAAAAATTAGGATTATGAAGCGATTAAAAAAAGCCAACAATATCGAATTATTAATCAAACAAGCTTTTGAAGAATTCAGTATTCCAGATTTTATTGACTATTACTTTGAAAAAGGCAAATATGAAGAAAATAATAAAAAGAATAATAAAAATGATATGTTAAAAGCAATTGATTCTTATATTCCATTAATTGATAAAAACAATGAAGAATACAAAAATAATGCAGAAGAAATTGCTGGATATATAGATTATGATTTATACTACAAAATTCAAGATTATATCTTGAATGACATTGATAAAAAAGAATATTTTGTATCTCCTGAATTAGGAGATTTACAGGATTTAATCGCCAATAATAAAGATGTTCCTTTAGAAGAATTAGAAAAAAGTAATGAACCAATTGGAACACAATTTTTTACTTTGCGTTTAGATACATATAATCGAGATTATCCCTTTATTGTTATTAATAATGACATTGTTATTAAAGGAAAGAATGGCCAGACTCATACTGAATCTTTAGCGGATTATGCTAAATCACAAAAAGATGATGAAGATTTTGAATTTCTTGCGGAAGAATTAGAAAGTTTGTCACAAAGAGAAGATTCTATTGAATTAATAGAAGAAACATTAGACATTTCAAGTCTTTGTTTTGGACATATTAAAGGTAATCTTGCTTTTATTGATGTTGTAAGTGGCAAAATGTCTGAAAGTCTTCCTAATCTTGTAAAAAGCGAATTAGGTGTTAAAAAAGTATATGTATCTAGTGATGATTATGAATCGCGATGTCTAAATACTCGTGTCGCTAGATTAAGGCATTAAAAAAGAGATATCCCGAAAGATATCTCTTTTTTCCATAATGACTAGTGTGTTCTCAACATAAATACAGGAAACTGTAATTAAATGCCATTATGGTTTGGTAAAATCGAATTGAGCAAGATTCATCTCACCGTACGGCAGTTATGTCATGCCGAGGACTCTTCGATTGCCTAAAGCAGGTTGAAGATAGCCTTGCCAATTATTCAAATAGCTCCAATTCGAATAAAGGCATGTAATTAGAAATACTTAATATGGTATGGGAAAACTGCAAGGGCGTAACCTTTCACTTTCCTAAGCATTTCCGCTTACATTTTTAATTATATCATCATGCATTTAAAAGTAAATAAAAAGTTTTTATCGCTAATACCTTATTTGTTTATAAATTACTCAGTCTATTCCTCCACCAATTAAATCAAAAAATAGCCCAAAAGCCAGACACCTGCAAAGTGTTACTTTTGAGCTATTCCTTGAGTATGACATAGGTACGCGAAAATATACACATACCTTGGGGCAGTTAGAACATACCCAGGTTCTTCATGTCGCCTAAAAGCCAGCTTGAAGTTACTGTGACAACGCCAATTCTTCTGACAATTCCGTACGCTAATCATCAAATATCCTCGACATTGTGGAACGCTGAAAGTTGGTACACGCAAATTCAATACAAATCGCTTTAATCCATATTAAATCTACTAAAGACGTTCCTGACATTAATAATTATATCATGACTGAAGCCAAAAGTAAATAGTCTTTTTTGAAAAAAAATAAAAAGGAGAGAAAAAATCTCTCCTCATTATTTTAGCCCCTTCTGCGGAAGGAAAAGCAAAAGGCGGTAAAATACCGCCTTTTTGGATTTACAATTTTTTCGTAAGTTTTTCGCACAGTCTTAGTCAAAAAATGTAAAACCTTGAAATTAATTCCTTGCCCCTTTAAGGAATTAATTCTTTTTTATTTTAACATATAATCTTAAAAAAGTACACCTTGTATAAAAAATTTTAGTCACTAAAAACAACTTTTCTTCCTAAAATAAATTAGAAGGTGATGCTATGGAAATAAAATTACTAAGTGAAAAACATTTTCCTGTAAAACAGTATAAAAATATACATATATCTTACGAATATCAGTGCAGTATTGAAATAAAATTAAAAACATTGCATATTCCAAAATATGATATTGATATACAATTTGAATTTTTTTATAACTATATAGCCTTACATTATATAAAAACAAATGACATAAAAGAAAAAACATTTATACGAAAAATTGATGAATTAATTGATTACGATAGCGAAAATATTGAATCAATTGAATGTTTTATCTTTTACGAGCGTTTGAAAGAAAAGAATAAAATGTTAATAGCTTTCTATAGAGGAATTTGACGCCTTCTAGAACCTTATCCAATGATAGAAAAAATATCTTTAATGGTTTTCTATTTAAACATCAAAAAAGCCTGTTTATAATGTAAAACAGGCTTTTTTTAAAAAATAAGGTGAAGGGATTAATTGGTTACGTTTCCATTTTATCACATGTTGCTTATTTGTAAATAGTTTTTTGTTAATCATATACTTCACATAAAATAAAAAGGACACTTCCTATGCCCTTCTTATTCTGTAAGAACTAAAACCGAAAACGTTAATTCTTTTTTATTTTATCACAATCGCTTATAAAAGTAAATAAAAAAATTAAAAAAGCTACAACAAATTATTAGGATTAATGTTGTAGCTTTTTATTATTTTGTTAATCTTCAGCGTCGATACCGTAAGGTGCACATAATGCTTTTAACCCACCGGAATATCCAGCACCAACAGCATTGAATTTCCAAATATTATTTTTGCGATAAATTTCACAAACCACAATAGCTGTTTCTAAAGAAAAGTCCTCTTCTAAATCATAATGTAAAATTTCTTGTCCATTAAAATCTTCAAAAGATTCAGCATTGCACAAACGTACATAAGCATTATGCACTTGACCAAAATTTTGATGACGATTATACGCATCATGAATTGTTACTGTAATAGCAATTTTTTGAATTTCCTGAGGAATTTTTTCTAAATTAATCATGATTACTTCATCATCACCTTCACCGGCACCTGTACGATTATCGCCGGTATGATGAACGCTTCCATCACGAGAATCAAGATTATTATAGAAAATAAAGTCATAATCATTACGAACTTTACCGTCGGCTTTTAGTAAAAATGCTGAAGCATCTAAATCAAAATCTGCACCATCGAATTGGTTTACGTCCCAGCCAAGACCAACCATTACATTTTTAAGGCCTTTATCTAAAGATACTTTTTCACCTTTTCTTAAAGAAACACTCATGTTATATTCCTTCTTTCTTACCGATAAGAATTGGCCATCTCACTAATCGACCCAGCATTTGTTCCTTCGCCAATAGGATTAAATTTAAATTCTCCGTTATGACGATACAATTCACCAAAAATCATAGCTGTTTTTCCATTATAATCATCAGTGAGATTATAACGACAAAGTTCTTTCCCATTGTCATCGTTAACCAAACGAATAAATGCGTTTTTCACAATACCAAAATGCTGATGTCTTAATTTCGCTTGATAAATATTCGCTACAAATACCATTTTATCGTAATCATCTGGCAAACAATCCAAATCAATTACAATCTGTTCATCATCGTTTCCTTTTCCTGAACCACCTACAAGATTATCTCCCATATGTTTTACAGCACCAGTACGATGATTAAGATTATAATAAGCTACAATATCATTGTTTTGCAAATGTCCATTTTTTAAAAGAAATACAGAAGAATCTAAATCATAATTAGAACTACTTCCACTCCCTAAAATACTCCGGAAAAATCCACCAATAGACTCATTTCCTTCATTAGCACGCCAACCCATGCCAATACGAAGTCGATGAAGATTTTCACCGCCATCCAATTTTTTCAAAGATACTTTCTGACCTTTTACTAATGATACTGACATATTTTTTCACTTCTTTCATAAATTTAACAAAGATTATACATCTAACCCATAATTACGAGTCAATGCAGCTAATCCTCCAGAAAAACCAGAACCAATAGCATTGAATTTCCATTCATCATTATGACGATACAACTCGCCAATAACAACTGCGGTTTCAACACTATAATCTTCAGTTAAATCATACCGAATAAGTTCTTCATTAGTATCTTTATTTACAATACGAATATAAGCGTTTTCTACTTGTCCAAAATTTTGATGTCTTACATCTGCTTCATAAATCGTAACAGTAAAATCAATCTTTTCAATATTAGCAGGCACTTTAGACAAATCAATCATAATCTGTTCATCATCACCATCGCCTGCACCTGTACGATTATCACCAAGATGTTCTACAGAACCAGAAGAATGTTTTTTGTTATTATAATAAATCATATCTCCTTCAGACTGAACCTTACCTTGAGCATTTGTCATGAATACACTTGCATCCAAGTCAAAATCATGACCACCATCATAACGATTAACATCCCATCCAAGACCACATACAATTTGTTTTAATCCTGGATTGGTTTTAGTCAAATCAACTTTTTGTCCTTTAGATAAATTAATAGCCATTTGAAAAATCCTCCCTTAAAAACAATTGGTAACTTCTTACAATTTTATTTTATCTATCCAGCTTTTTTCTTTTTTTTTAAAATAAGGTAAATGCGATATATGAAGAAAGCTATTTACAAATCAAAAAAACTATGGTATAATTAATTTAATGGTCGATTAAATTAAAAAGTAAATAAAGGAGGAATTACTATGAAAATACCTTGCGGGAATAAAATTTATGATGTACATGTAATATTGAGAGGAAAACAATATTTATTTATGACTGGTACACATAGACCATTTATGAAAATCAATGTTCCTTATCTTGACGAATCTAAAGATATTCTTGCCATTAAAAATTATGGTGAAAATGAAGGATTATTGGATCTTTTAAAGAAACAAGGAGTAGTTATTGAGCAAGTTGGTGAAGTTGAATCGGGATTTGTTATGATTCCTTTGGTCAAAATTAATATTCAAAAACTAATAGCTCTATAAAAAAAAGGAGAGGATTCCAAAAATCCTCTCCTTAAATGTTTCTATTTATAAAAATCGTAACAATAATACAAATCAAAATAAATAAAATCAGTATTAAATCAAACTTAAAAAAATACTTCATATTTCATAATTCAATCTTTCCATTTTTTCAATAGCAACACGTTCTTCAGATAAAAAAGAAAAAGCATAATGTGGATTATTATGTAAAGTCTCGTCAAACAATTCTAAAATCTCATCAGATACTTTATGTCCTGCATCATGCAAAATATGTAATTTTCCGTTATTATAGAAATCGATATTAGTTACACATTCTTTTTCTTCTATATTAATCATATCCAACCATGCATAAAATCTCTCCACAGCTTTTTGCACTACCGGAAATAAAACCTCTTTTTCTGACATTTCTTATCCTCCTTAAATTTTTTCCAAAAATTATTTTATTATGCAAAAACAAAAAAGTAAATAGATTTTATAAAAAAGCCAAGCAAAAACTTGGCTTAATTTTATTTTTTTCTATTTTCAAAAAACTGTTGTGCTTCTTCTTTTGTTGAATATCCATCACCCGTCAAATCTTTTAAAACAACATTTGATTTTCTTCCAATAAAAACATAAACCAATTGTTTATCATGGAATTTATTCATTAGCGCAATATATGACCGTTTTCTCATAATTTGTTTTTGAGTTTCTTTATAAGATTTTTCAACCTCAATGAGAGATAACGGTATTTTAACATCTTTAAATTCTGCTTGTTGAATATCATTAGAAAAAGGAACAAACATTTGAGTTGTTTTTTCAATCGTTAATATCATTTCTGGATTATCAGAAAGAAGTTTTTTCAATTCATTTGTTTTAGATTTCAAATCACTATTCGTTGCAATTTGTTTTATGTATTTTTTAAAACTTCTATTTCTCATAAGATATTGTTTTTGATTTAATTCGACTTTTATAAAATAAGGAATTTGATATATTATAGATTTTTCTGGTTTTTTTACTTTTAACTGCATATCAGGATTATTAACATATTTTTCTTTTGCTTTTTCTTCATATAATTCAAATTCTTCTTGTGAACTAAATACATCTTCTATTGTATTATAAAGTATTTCACAATCGCAATATCCTCCATGATTTTCACAATATTTACAAAAATCATTAATATCTTGTTCGGATAAATTTCTGCTTTTTAAAAAAATTTTTGTGTATTTCAAGGTTCCATTACAATAATCGAAAATAGGTAATTGATTAAGATTTACAACTAAATCTGCAAATAATTCTTTATTCATAAAAATCACCTCTCTATTTATTTTATCATATAATAAATAAAAAGTACATAAAAAGAGATGATTTTTATATCCTCTCCTTTTTTATTAGATTAACTTCTTACAAATCAATAAAAATAAGATAAGTATAATACTAAATATCCATGTTATTCACTATATATTGACAAATATTTTGCCGGCACTCTATCAGTCAGCCATACACCATTGACGGACTCGTAGAACTGGAAACCATCCTTGTACATCTCACCAGCA